CTACAAGTACAATCAGCAGGCTCATCACAACAGCGAAAACTGGTACAAGGCCGTGATCCGAGACTATGTGGCTCAGTACGGTGATCTTCCCAGTTGCACAGGACCGGGTCGAGATGTTAAACTGATAGTAGAATAATAAATGTTAGCCTTCTCCAGCAATTTAAAAATATACCTGTTTAAAGAAAAAAACAAGGTGAGTTTCAGTGTAAGGATCAGTGATTCTTTGGTAACTGAATATTCCTTTACCATTGACGAGTTCAACGAATTCATCAGTACCTGGGATAAACCACAGGGCATCAATGCAGTTTATTCTGGAGTACACTGGAGTATTCTACATAAAACAACTACTGCTCGTCCTGAGGCCGGTTCTGCTAACTATGTAAGATTGACTGCCAATAAGAATGGCATAGGGATGCATCATAGAGTAGATTACCTAGATATGCTTAATGTTAAAAAAGATTATTTTTATCAACAGAACAATAAAATGTATTGGGATTGATCATGTACAGATACAACGAAATTAAAACAGTACATCTAGAAATCACAGCAGCCTGTAATGCCAGTTGTCCCATGTGCTCACGCAACATCAATGGGGGAGAAGTTAACCCACAGATGCCCGCCGCTGAACTTGATCTAGCAGCCATAGAAAAGATATTTGATCCTGAGTTTGTTAGGCAGTTGGATAGGATCTATCTCTGCGGCAATTTTGGAGATCCAATCGCAGCTCGAGATACTCTAGAAGCACTGAGTTATTTTAGAACTACCAACCCCAACATCAACCTTAGTATGCATACTAATGCTTCAGCCAAGCGACCTGAATGGTGGGCAGAGTTGGCTCGGGTGATAGGACCCAAGGGCTATGTGGTATTCAGTCTAGACGGCCTAGAAGACACTAACCACCTGTACCGACAGGGCACTGTATGGTCAAAGATAATGGAAAATGCACGAGCTTTTATTGCCGCAGGTGGTCGTGCTCGTTGGGACTACATTGTGTTTGCTCACAATGAACATCAGGTAGAAGCTGCAGAAGCTCTTAGCAAAGACATGGGTTTTGAGCGTTTCCAATACAAGAAGTCTGCTAGATTTTTCAGTAATAGCAGCGGGATGACCAAAGAAATGCATCAGGCTGCCAATCGTCGAGGACTGGCTACTACACTGTTGCAACCTCCAACCAATCCCAAATACAGAAATTCAGTAATCGACGAACTCAGCAAGATCAGTAAAAACAATCAACCCTTGAAGTTTTTGCCCAGCAGAGTGGTCGATGTAAAAGACACGCTGTACTCACAGACGTTCCACAGAGACCCTCTAAAGAAAAAACCCATGGAACGTGTCTGGGACGAAGCAGAAATAAAATGCAAGGTGCAAGAAGAAAAAAGTCTTTACATTTCAGCAGAGGGCATTGTACAACCCTGCTGCTGGACAGCCAATCAGATGTATGTTTGGTATTGGAATGAGCACGGTGGTCAAATATGGACGGCCATCGATGAAGTGGGCAAAGACACATTAAATGCCATTGATCACAGTCTAGAAAGCATAGTTGATGGCAGATACTTTCAAGAAGTTATTCCCGAGAGTTGGGGCAAATCTAGTTGTGCTGACGGCAAACTGGCAGTCTGTGCTAAAACCTGCGGTACTAAATATGATGCATTCAAGGAGCAATTTAAGTGAAATATGTAGATATGGGATGTGTATGCATACACGATATAAGAGAGAGAAAAATTACTAATGACAACTGATGTCTACAATCAATGGTTATTAAAAAATACCAAACCTTTTGATCAACAAACAGCAGAGCAATCAGATTATCTCAGAGTTTGTTTTCAGGTAGGAAACATCTGTACCAATAATTGTGTTTATTGCCCCCCAGGATGTAAAGACGGAACATACCCTTGGCCCAGTTATGAACAGGCTGCTAAAATTATTAATAAAATTGATCAGATATATAAAAGTGCCCCCTACAACAAGAAGAAAATTCAATTTGAACTGCTAGGCGGAGAAGTAACACTTTGGAAAGACATTGAAAGAGTTATAGAATTAATATATTCTTTAGGTAATACTGTTTGTCTAGTTACCAACGGAGTTAGAACTGTTAGATGGTGGCAAGAGTATGGAAAATATTTTGAATATATTACCTTGAGTGTTCATGCAGAGTTTGCAGAAAAGGAACATTGCACTGATGTATTGAATGTACTGACAGAAAACAATGTAAAAAGTCATGCACTGATGCTGATGTTACCCAGTCATTGGCAAAAGTGTTTAGACACCATTGACTATATGGTAGAAAATGGCAAGTTTGAATTAATACGAGCAAGACCGTTAACATTAATAGGGGAACAAGGCAACCATGATCGATGGCCTTATTCTGATCTAGAATGGAAATGGTTAGAAGACAATCCAACATTCTTTCCCAAGGCCGGCAAGGTAATAAATACCCCAAAAGGACCCAATTGGGAAAGTACATTATGGCGAAACTCAGTTACCAAAGAAATCAAGATACAAAACGCTGAAGAAGTTATTTCTCTAAAACAAAATAATTGGAAGGGATGGAATTGTTTTGTTGGTATAGATACATTATATCTAGAACAAAATGGAGACATACGAAGGGATGCCATGTGTTATGTACGTCCACCAATAGGAAATTGGAAGAGAGATAATCTTGATGAACTAACTTGGCCCTTTGAACCGGTAAGATGCCCGTTTAATTCTTGTTTCTGCACACACGATATGAAAGCACGAAAATTTAAAATATGAAATATTCACAAAACAACGAACAAGAAATTATATTAAATTTCTTTGTTATCAAGGAAAAATAAGATGAGTAAAAAAGTTTTAATATTAGGATGTAGTCTTACTCAAGGTTCTTACGCTAGAGATGAAAAATCATCAATTAAAGAGAGCATTGTTTCATCGTACGGATGGTATGATTCTTTAAAATGCTTAAAAGATTTAGAAATTGATGTTTTTGCATATGGTGGTGGTGGCTATACCACTTTTGCTGAGACTCTCAACGATTTGCATTCCAACGGCAAATTAAAAGATTACTCGATGTTAATTATTCAGGAAACTTCAGAACCTCGATTTGTTTTAAGAAAACAAGATTTTTCTTGGCGAGAAGATTCATCTAAAGAGATTGAGGGAAGAGAGCTGTTAATAAAACACAGGTCTGCTTTTTCTATCCCTCCGCAATCTGTATTTTCAAAGAATCCTACTACCTTGGACGCTATATGCGAACATCACTATGGAATCCCATCCTTACCAACTGATTTTAAACTTGATATATTAGAATCAATTACATACAAAAATTTAGTTAAATTTTCTTTGGCTTATATAAATCAAACTATAGAACAATATAATTTAAAATCTTTTGTATTTTCATTATTTGAACCGCATGCCAATTCTGAAAATTTGCCAAAGGCCACTCGATTAGATTTGCCATCAAATTTATACTATGAAATTAAAAATGATTCATTGAAGAATTTAAGTTCGGAAATCGAGCTGCCTAGATCTTATCTCAGACATTTTTCTAATCTAGGAAATAAAAAATTAGGAGAAATCATAAACGAATCTCTTAAAAAAATTATTTAATACATATTACATGCAATCAAAATATCCTTCAAAAACTTGGTGTATCTTACCCTGGGTACACCTTAGCACTAGACCCGATGGCAGTATACCTGTAAGATGTCCATTTAATTCTTGTTTCTGCACACACGATATGAAAGCACGAAAATTTAAAATATGAAATATTCACAAAACAACGAACAAGAAATTATATTAAATTTCTTTAACGGACGCATAGGCCGTTATCTAGACATAGGTGCATTTGATGGTGTGGCGGCAAGCAACACTCTTGCTCTAGCTGAACTAGGTTGGCAGGGTACTGTCATTGAACCTTCTCCTTGGGTGTTTAAAAGATTAAAAAGCAACTATGAAGAAAGAAATCTAACAACAAATATAAGACTGATAGAAGCTGCTGCGGTTCCCAATAACTATCCAGCTCAAATGAAATTCTACGAAACACATCGAATGGATCACTTTGAAGTCGGCAATGGTGTTGGCGGGTTTTCTTTTGAACACTCCACTAAAGAAATATTGAGAAATGAAAACATTTATTACGGTAAAGTATTAGAAACTATAGTAGATACTATAAAAGTAAAAGATATATTTCATAATACTAATTATAATTTTATAAGTATAGATGTTGAATCATTTAATCTTGAGTTAATGGTTAGTATTCCGTGGGAGACTCTAACAGAATTAGAGCTCATTTGTATTGAATCGGATGTTCCTTTCTGGCGATTTGTTAATTTTATGAAACCGTTAGGTTGGGAAGTTCATAGGGTTGAGAATTTTAATCTATTTTTTGTAAGGTCATAAATTGAGTTATCCTAGTAAAACATTTTGTATCCTACCCTGGGTACATCTAAGCACTCGACCAGACGGCAGTATGCGAGTGTGCTGTACAGCCAATGCCAGTGGAGTAGGTGCCAGCAACGATAAAAAACTTGGAGGAGCACAAGTAGGAGTACTCAAAGACGACGAAGGTCTCCCAAGCAATCTCAACAACACAGACTTTCAAACAGCTTGGAATAGCAACTACATGAAGAATGTGCGTAAGCAGATGTTGGCCGGCGAACAACCTCCTAGCTGTACTAAATGTTATAAAGAAGAAGCTGCTGGTCATAATAGCAAACGTCAATGGGAAACTGAGTATTGGAAACAACGTGTAAGCGTAGACAAGTTGATCAACGAAACCAACGAAGACGGTAGTGTTCCCCCACAGCTGGCCTACATTGATCTACGTTTTGGAACCAAATGCCAATTGGCCTGTATCATGTGCAGCCCACATGACAGCAGTGGCTGGATCAAAGATTGGCAGAAGGTGTTCCCCACACTGGAAAGTGAGGGAGTTAAAAAAATATGGCAATGGGATAACAAGGGCAGTATCAACGGCAGTAGTTATAATTGGCACAAACAAAATCCTGTGTTCTGGCAACAGTTCTATGAACAGATTCCACATATGCAACAGGTTTACTTTGCAGGCGGAGAACCCCTAATCATCGACGAACACTACGAGATCCTGGAAGAGATTATTCGACAGGGTCGTGCCAAAGACATTGAGATTCGCTACAACAGCAATGGAGTAGAATGGCGTGAAGATCTGTTTGAGTTATGGAGCCACTTTAAAATTGTACGATTCCATTACAGCGTAGACAGCATAGGTGCTATGAATGAATACATTCGGTATCCCAGCAAGTGGGAACGTACACAACAAGTATTCCGTATACTTGACGAGCAGACCACAGACAATGTAGAAGTAACTATTGCCTGCGCTGTAAATGCCCTAAACATATATTACATTCCAGACTTCTTGAAATGGAAACTGCAACAGAACTTCAAGAAAGTTAATATGTGGCCGTTAGGAGCAGGAGGTATAAACTATCACTTTGTCTATTGGCCAGCTTTCTTAAATGTAAAAGTATTGCCACAATGGTTCAAAGATGAATGTGAACGCAAGTACGAAGAGTTTATTCCTTGGTTTGAAGAAAACTGGGAATTGTGTCTATCTGAAAAAGATAGAGGAAAGATAACTAAAGAACGTTGGCTAGCAAACAGCTACGGAGTGAAACGACTTCGAGGCATGATCAGCTTTATGAAGTCAGAAGACTGGAGTCAACGATTGCCGGAAATGAAAGACTATCTAGAAAAAATAGATGCACATAGAGGAATATCTTTCTATGATACTTTTCCAGAAATGAAGGATATTTTTAATGAATAAAAATATATTTTGTGTAGCACCTTTTGTTAATTTAAGTACAACCAATCACGGAAAAGTTAGACTGTGTTGTCAATCAAAGACACTAGGCAATCTTCATGTAAACAAAAATAGCCTAGAAGACATATGGCAAGGTCAAGATTATCAACGTGTTCGAGAACAATTTTTAAACAACAAATGGCCCACAGAGTGTGATACCTGTAGACTTAACGAAGAAAAAAGTATTCCAAGCCGTCGAAGTTTTGAAAATCAAAAATGGTCTCAAATAGAAAAAAAATCGTATCCAACACAGGCCGTTGATTTTCCATGGGCAGTTGATTTGAGATTGGGGAATCTGTGTAATTTAAAATGTATAATGTGTACTCCTGACAACAGCAATACATGGTATGATGAATATGAAAATTTTGAACATCTCAAATTTTTTAAGAAGGATGAAAATGTTCGCTGGCCCCTACATCCTAGTTTTTTAGACAACTATCAAGAATGGGTTCCAAAGGTACGAGTGTTGTACTTTAGTGGAGGAGAACCTTTACTAATAAAAAAACATAGACAAATTATAGAATTTTTAATTGAAAAAGATCTAGCAAAAAATATTGTTCTTTGGTATGATACCAACGGAACTTACATCGATCAAGAGTGGATCGATATGTGGTCTCATTTTGAACAAGTTAATCTAAGCCTAAGCATAGATGGCGGCAAACAAATTAATGAATATATACGATTCCCCACAAATCATGACAGCCTTTTAGAAAATTATAAACTGCTTTCTACAAGATCAAAAAATATCAAGGTCAAATTACAAATAGCAGTGGGTGCTTTAAATATTTTTGAAATTGATAAAATTAGATTATACTCAAATCAATTTAATTTTTCACTTAACTTTAATGTAAGTATTATATTTTGGCCAATCTTTATGACATTGGATGCTTTACCACACAGTGTAATAGATCAAATAACAGCACAATATAAAAATGATCCCAATGATAGAATTAAAAATATGACTAAAAATCTCAAACACGATCCACAAAAACTAAAAGAACTAAAAGAATATTTGAATAAAATAGATGAGCTAAGAGGATTAGATCATAGAACTTGTTTTGAATACCTATACAAGGACTAATATGAAAATACTGTTTGGATACTGGGATACTAGAAAATTAGCAAAAGGAATAACAAAAAGTTTTGCTGATCTAACCTTTTATTGGTCAAAGACAACCGGTGATACTTTGGCAAAAGAAGTAATAGATAATAGTACTGCCAGTTCTATTATTGCTTCGGATAATATAAACACAATAATAAAACAGGCAAGTATAGAATCTGCAGATTTTTTGTTTATAGTACCATCGGGAACTATTTTCTTAAATCCAGTCCCTGTAGCCAACGGTCTATTAGAATTTATAAAAACAGATCCTGCAATAGCTGGACATATCATCGATCATTCAATTAAAAACAATAACTGGAAATCTTTCTTTGGATTGCATGAGCAATGCCTTATAATTTCTAAGAGAGTTATAACCGACATAGTAACTGAGGGTTTTACAATAGAAGAGACATTTGAATATAGTGATACCAGTTGGCCGCTAATCGACCGAAGTGAATCAAATATACACGACAACTATACTCCTTTGTGGATAAAAAAAGGAACTGAAGAAACTGTGCAAATAGAAAAGAAAAATTCAGAATTTTGTCTTTTTCATGATCTAATTAAATTTGTTATTAACAAAAATTACACTGTACACAACTTACCTCAAGAACTTAGAAACAATAGAACTTATACCTATCATTTAAATAGACCAAATGATCTCGAAGCATTGATAGATAAACCGTTATCTGAAATTAACAAAATAGAAACGCAAGTAAAAGGCCACAAAGAATTTTTAATCAAATGGAAAACATTATTAAATCCCGAAGCAGGATTTTGGGCCTATAATACAGAATCTACATCAATTGATAACAATTTAAAAGTTGATTGTTTTATTGCTGTGGCCAGCGGAATTATTCCGTGGAGTTATCTTGCGAAATTTGATCTTCAGCCTAATTCAAATATCTATTTTGTTGATGTAAATCAAAACTGTCTAGACTTTCAAAAATACATTTTAGATAATCTTTATAACTTTGACAGCTATTCAGACATTGTTGAAGAATTTAACAAAGACTATAGTCTAATTAGATTTGGTTCAAAAGGCCAATCAGTAGATGAAGATAAACTTCTATTTGAAATTAAAGAAAAATGGAATATTATTAAAACTTGTAATTTTCACTTTGTTAAAGGTGATATAATTCATCTAGACGATAATATTAAACAGGCCGTGAAAACTTCTAGTCATCCCTATGTTTGGTTTAGTAATGTACTACGCTACATTCCTAGTTTAACTCAACTGTATCGAGACGACAGTCTTCAGGCTTACCTAACAGAACTGCTATCCTATAATTTAAATTTTTCTTGGTCAGGCGTTGGAATCAACAATCATAGAAGTTCCGGACCAAATAGTTTACCGAATGCTGTGGGAAATTTTTACAAAACAATTGACATTAAATTACCCTACAAAGACTTTGTTGATGAGATCAAATCTTTAGAGAATCTTAATTTATTCACACGTCATAGAAGTGATAATTATGTTAAAGGAGTGCAATTACACAGAGGTTGGTCAAGTTTTGTATTGCACGGATTAGGGTATGATAAAACTGAAGGGTATGAAGTGTACGGCTATGACAATAATGACTCAGCTCCCTACGAATGGACTCAAGAAGCAATTGAACACTGCCCAAACTTGGTTAATTGGTTTAAAGAAAACAAGTTTAAAGACAGATACCATAGACTTCGAATAATGAAGCTAGATCCAGGCGGAATGATAGGACTGCATTCTGATAATCCTGATCCAAATACCTGGGCAACCAACATGGCTATAATCAATCCAGAAGGCTGCGAAATGCATTTTTGGAACAAGAATTGGGAATACTTAGGACAGGTTCCTTGGGAGGCTGGTGATACCAATAGAATAAGAATTGGCTATTTCCATATTGTAATTAATAAAAGCAACGAGACAAGATACCATATGATTATACACGGAGAAGGCGGATGGATGTAAAAAAAGAAACTTTTTGTATTGCTCCGTTTACACACCTATCTACTAAAACTGACGGTAGTATAAAGGCCTGCTGCAGAAGTTTGCCAGCATTATCAAATATTAAAAAAGAAACTTTGCTTCAGGCCTGGAACAACGAAGAAATGAAACAGCTTCGCAACGACCTTATAAACGGCGTTAGAAACGAACGCTGTGATGTCTGCTGGAAACTGGAAGATGTTGGCGCCCAAAGTCTTCGTATGAAGTACAACAGCTCTTCAGTGGGCAGACAGGTAATTAATGCAGAAACAAATTTAAAATCTATTAACGAAGATTATAGTTTAAACAATAAGCCTACTTGGATAGAATTTAAACTTAGCAATCTTTGCAATTTTAAATGTCGTATGTGCCACCCTATGGATAGTACACGTTGGTTTGAAGATTATAAAAAAATATCACACCTACACGAAGATAGTTGGCAACAAGAAATGATAGATCTTAATCTAACTAAAAAATCATTGTTAAAGAGTTATCCGGAAGAATTTTTTGAAAACTTACCAGAGTTGATGAGTAATGTAGATGAAATTTGGTTTGCGGGCGGCGAACCTTTATACGACAATGATCATTATAGAATTCTTGAAAGTGTAATGCATCGCGCTGATAAGATTACTTTAAATTATGCAACTAATTTAAGTATGCTATCTAATAAAAAATACAATGTAGTTGATTACTGGAAAAAATTTAAAAAAGTTATTGCAGCAGTGAGTTTAGATGGGCCTCCAGATCTTAATGAATATATTAGATCAGGAGCAGATAGCAAAGTAATCGAAGATAACATAAGACTATTGCAGAAAGAATTACCTAATGTTTTTATACAGGGAAAAATAACAGTACAGGCGCTGAACATTTACTATGTCCCCGAAACGTTCGAATGGTTCAAAAATATGAAGGTGTTCACAGGAGTTCATTTTGTCACTTGGCCAAAGTTCTTAGACAGTAGAATCTGGACCGGTGAAGCCCGGCAAGAAATTAAAGTAAAACTAGAATCTTATCTAAAACATCAAGACAACTTGAACGGTTTACAATTAAATGTAGGCAATAGTATTAGAGATGTTGTTAGATTTTTTAATGGATCTGAACAATATGATAACACTAAATGGAATAAGTTTTTAGAGTATAATAAAACACTTGACGGCGCAAGAGATGAAACGTTTGAAAAATTTGAGTTTTTAAAAAAATGGATGAAATAACTTCTAAAACATTCTGTGTATTGCCATGGATGCATTTGGCTACAAATGCCAGCGGAAATTTACGTGTTTGTTGCAACAGCGATCCCAAAAACAATAACATTTTAAAAAGTCCTGGCTCGTCATATCAAATACAACGTGATGATATGTTAGAAGCTTGGAATAGTCCTACATATACAAAAATAAGACAGCAGTTTTTAGATGGAGAACGACCTGACATGTGCGTTAGATGTTTTCGAGAAGAAGATGCAGGTATTAAAAGTGCAAGACAAGCAGCCAACGATAAATGGGGGACGGACCGAGAGTATCCGATCCAGGCGACATTTAATATTAGATATGTTGACATTCGATTAAGTAATTTGTGTAATCTAAAATGTCGTATGTGTAATCCTTATGCTAGTAATATGTGGACAGCAGAATGGCCCTTGATAGGAGAAGTTCTTAGTCAAAGCGAATACAATAGATTAAACAACATGGATTGGCCTGAAAGAGAAAAAACTTGGGAAAATTTATATCTTATTGCTGACACTGTAGAAGAAATATATCTAACAGGCGGCGAGCCAACAATTATTAAAGCACAGCACAAACTCTTGGATTATTTTATAGATAGGGGTACTGCTAAAAATATTAGATTGAAATACAACACAAATCTTACTAATGTTCCAAAACATTTATTAGATCGGTGGACGCATTTTAAACGTGTACAATTGAATTGTTCTATTGATGCAACAGGAGAACTTGATCGTTATATTAGATTTCCCAGCAGTTGGCAGCATATCCAAGAAAACTTTGAAAAGATAAGAACATTAAAAAATTGTTCAATAGAGATCCATTGCACAGTACAGATGTATAATATACTTCGCCTCAACGAATTAATAGATTGGGCAGTTCCCTACGGACATAGAATTTATTTTAATATTTTAAATCACCCGGAAGAATTAAACATCCGGGTCTTGCCACAGCATCTAAAAGAACAAGTGGTTAAATTATTAGAACCTTATCTGCATATAGATAAAGTCAAAGGAATTATTGATTATATGAATGCAGAAGACTGGAGTCATAAACTTCCTAAGTTTTATCATTATACAAACGCACTAGACAAGTCTCGCAACCAAGATCTAGCAACTTTAATACCAGAATTATCATATGAAAATACTAGTAGCAGGAAATAAAAATTACGGCCTTGCTGCCGAATTATTTAAATTGTACCCAGATGTTTTTTTTGCTAGCCGTACTACAGGCTTTGATCTAACAAAAAATGATGATCAGAAAAAACTAGCGGATCTCACATTAGATTATGATATCTTTATAAACTGTAGTGCTTTACATAAATTTAATCAAACTATTTTATTAGATGCAGTTTACAAAAAATGTACAGAGAATAATCATAGACTTCAAATCATTTGCATAGGATCTACCACTGACCGTGTGAAGAAAGGCGGCGCTTGGTTGTATAACGCAGAAAAGAAAGCATTGAGAGACTACTGCAATACACTAGGTATGAATGGTGTTTGGGATAACGGTCCTAAAATTACCTTAGTTAGTTTTGGAAGTTTAACAAATGTACAATCTAAACATCCTACAAGAAAATGTTTAGACATTGTTCAAGCCGCACTATATATTAAATGGATTGTAGAACAACCAAAAGATATTTGTGTAAATGAAATTAGTATAGATCCGTTACAACAACCTTATGAATGATTTAAGTTGGTCGGCCTACGACTTTACCCAAATACCCTACAACGATATTGTTCGTGTAGGACAACGTACAATGTTGTACAAAGATCTCTTTACAGTCAGTTGGCTGTTAGGACGTTATTGTAATTACCGTTGTAGCTATTGCTGGCCCTATGCCCGCAGTGATACAAAAGACCACAGACCAACCGAACTGTGTTTACGCACAATAGATGAAATCAAACGACAAGCTAGAGAACGCAATTTTAACAGTTTTCATTTTAGTCTTAGTGGCGGCGAGCCTACCTTCCATCCTGGTTATATTGATATCCTTAATTATCTAAATGATGATGTAGCAAACACAAACTATACTAGCGTACACATGACTAGCAATATGAGTAGACCACTTAAATGGTTTGAAGAAAAGTATTGTCCTGCTGTTAGTAAATTTCATCGTGCTAGTATCACTGCTAGTTTACATACAGAACACGTAGACACACCCGAGAAGATGCAGGAGTTTGCCGACAAACTAATACTATGCCAGCAACACGATGTTCAAATAACTATTAATCAGGTTATGGTTCCTGAATGGTTTGAACGTGATTTTGAAAATGCTCTGTTCTTTCACAATCAAGGCATCAATGTTACACTAAAGCCTCAGAGTGATCCCACTGCTAGTCGTGTAGTTGATGGATATACTCCTGACATGTTAAAACGTCTACACAACGGTATGCCGCAACGTGCCTTCACTGAAGATAAAGCAACCAAGACCAAGTTAGTTAAACGTCCTGAACCCAAATTCTTTAAAACACCAGATCCTATTTACAAGCAAGAACACAGTAAAATACCACAGCATTTTCAAGTAGAGTTCGTAGATAAAGAACAGAAGATTTGGTACATGGATCAAGCTGAACGGTTCAATGCTTTTAATTTTAACAAGTTTACAGATTGGGAATGCTCAAGCGGCTACAGAGGCATTATTATACGTGAACCAGACGGCAGCATTAAACGTAGCTATAGTTGCCACGATGCACCGTTAGGTAATATAGAAACAGGATTTCAGCTTTTTGACGGCCCTAAACCTTGTATTAGTCCTAGCTGTGTAAGCAGTGCAGACAGTAAAATACCTAAAAGAGCGCCAGGTACCAAACTGCCTCTTTGGCCCGGCGACAAAACTTTTGAATCCTAATAAATACTTGATGCGAATATTTGAAGTTATCCAAAACAAAGAATTAGACGAAGAGCCCGCGAGCCGAGCTCTTTGCACGAGCGGCAAACCCAATGCTGCACTAGGTGCCAGTCAACTGGCCAGCTGCAAGAGCCAAGGCTATCGTGGTCGACACGGCAATAAATCACACAAGATTGGCAATGAGCGCACCACAGTAAAAGGCAAAAGAATCAAGGGCAAGAAATATGGCGGCCCACTTCCAGACTGGAGTTGATCTAGAATGCATAGAATCGAAAAAGGAGATTTATTAATATCTCCTCCTAACATGAGCGATTCAAGATTTGACAAAACAGTGTTACTGGTCACTCATAGTACAAATCGAGGTTCTCTGGCACTCTGTGTAAATCGCCCAACAAGCCATTCAATAAACAGCGTCCTCAAAGAAATAAACATAGAGCTGGCTCAAGATTTCAATCTCTATTGGGGTGGTCCAGTGGGACTCAACACAGTATGGATGTTACATCACAGTGATTGGAAGATGGATTCAACACATAGGATCAATGCCGATTGGTCAATGACCAGCAATGTTGGTATGTTTCATCATCTAGCCGACAACGATTATCCAGAGCGTTTTAGAATATTTTTTGGACAAAGCAGCTGGGGCCCAGGACAACTTGAAGGCGAGCTACTAGGCGATCCGCCGTGGAGCAGACAACAAAGCTGGCTGACTTTAAAAACACCTGATCCAGTTTGGCTTTTAGAAACGAATACCAAAGAGATGTGGATAGAATCCACGCAGTTATGCGGAGAACAGGCCACTGACAGTTGGATGGCCTAGATGCAACTTCGCAGTATTAGAGACAATCGATATTTCTATATCGACTGGTGGTTGATGAATCACTGCAATTACAATTGCAGTTATTGTCCTGATATTATAAAAAGTGGCAGTATTGACTTGCCAAACATCGAACACTGTTTGAAATTTGTTGATCAAGTTAGTGACTTTGCCAAAACCCTAGGCAAAACCTGTAATTATTATTTTACAGGAGGGGAAGTTACTCAGTGGCCCTGGCTTGTGGATTTGATAAAACACATCAAGACAAAAAACAGTAACGTATGCATACGAACCAATGCCAGTATGCCTATTGCAGAATGGAAAACCCTGTTAGATACAGTTGACAGTATAAATCTAGAAGTACATTCAGAACACACTCCGATCAGTCATTTTATGCTATGCTTATATGCTGCTAAAAAGAAAAATGTAAACGTAAGTATAACAGTGAGTATGTTGCCGGACCGATGGCAAGAATTAGAAGATACTATTACTAAAATAAAAAAAATGTGGCCCGATCAACTCGTTCATAGAAAGATGCTGTTTGAAGATCCCGCTATTAACAAACAGCCGATGGAATACAAACTTGAACACGCTGTAAAATTAAAACGCCAACACGGAGATTTGATTTACGTTAATGACACAGGAGAAGAAGAATTTTCAGACTTTCAAACTCTTATGCTTGAGAAAAAGAATACGTTTCCCGGACAACAGTGTATGGCCGGCGTTGAACAACTAATCGTTGATGCCTGGGGCCGTATAAAACGAGGCCACTGTGGTCAAGGTGGCCTTGTTGGAAAACTAGGAATAGAATTTACAGGGGTTCAAAACTCTATAATTTGCAAAGCCGATGCCTGTCGCAACGGCTTTGACATCCAAGCTACTAAACAGTAATTTCTTTTTCGGCAATCATATTACGCAGTATATTTTCTACCAGCTGGTTTAGAGTAATGTCCTGTTCGTGTGCCATACGCATAAGTTCAAACATTTTATCATCTTCTAGTTCCAACGGAACTGACACTTTTGTATCATAATCTTCACCTGCTTGAATAGCCAAACACTTTTGGATAAAGTCGTCATCTACTTCTAGATCAATATAATTGACATCGTCCCAGGCTTCGTCTTTGTTGACGTCTCGACGACGAGCTTCTTTTTTATTTTTCTTTTGGAAGTCTGGATTGATCATACGGTATGCACGATTATGCACATAGTCGTGTACCTGCACTTCGTAAACTGTTTGGTCTTTGGTATCAAAGATGACTGTGAAACTATGCCCGTCGTGATCACCATTCCACGAATCTAATGCATATGCATCAGAACCATAGCATTGCCAGCCGTATGCACTACCCTCTGTAATTCGATAACCAACCAATTCCATCCATTCTTTCATATTAATCATTTTATATCCTTTAGGTAATTAAAAACACAGTTGCAAACAAAGAAATAACAAATACCACACTCATCATAGAAGTGAATATAGTTGTTGCCAATACTCCCTCGGTCTCATACATAGATAGACCTGTTGTTATAGTAAAAAATATCAACGACATAAACCATACGCTGATATATATTTCGCTAAGTGTCATTGTGTGTCCTTGAACTGCCGTTCGGCAATCATAGTTTCAAAGGTAGCCCACAGTTGTTTGAACTTGTATTCATAAACACAGGCCAATGAGGTCATGTCTGCGGTATTGGCACCTTGAGCTTCCATCATGGGAATGTCATCAGTGATCTTCCAGCAGTCCATAATTTGTTGTTCTAAATCAAATCTATCAGTCATTCTTCTTCTCCGCTAATTGTTGTTCACATTGGTTAATCGTACGGTCCAGCATGGCCGTTGTGATTTCGTTGAGATTCATTTCAAAATGTTGTTTAACCATGTCTACTCCCTGTCCGCGACTAATCATGTCACGCAACATGGGATTTAATGCTTGACAACATTCTGTCACAATCAACCGGGCGAATTTTTCGTTAAACTGTGTATGCCAATCAATGTGACCATCTTCCCAAATCTTACCCGGAGTCTTGGATCTTACAGGCGGTGTATATACTTCATTTACATAATCACCAGCCTGTTTAGCAAGTTCTCTAATTCTTTCGTTCATAAAAACCACTCCTTGATATGCCAGACCGCAATGGCGACAATATTAAACCATAAAGCAAACAACACCGTATAGATATACAGCATAGCCCAGCGTCCTGCTCGTTCTCCTTCTGTCATAGCTTCTCTCCGCAATGTGGACACAGTCGGGTATTGGCATTACGCATGTCTTTCAGTGTCCGGTTAAGTTTGCGGGCCTCAGCCAACTGACTTTTGATCAGCTTACGATTTCGTTCGTGTTTGGCTTTGCTCAATTCTTCTTTAAGATGCAACTTCATCTTATTCAGTCGACCTTCGAATATTTCGATAAAGCCCGTTATGCCCGGGCTAGAGCTTGAGGGTGTTCCGCTCGTTTTCATAATATCTTATTCACTTTTTAACAAAAATTTATTAGAGATCGCCTTGAACGAACATTGCATGGCCTTGCTTTTAAACACAACGCCTTCACGTTCACAACCTATCATTCCCATAACTGATTTACCTTCTGCAAAACGCAGAATTCCGTCAATGCTGTTGACTCCTAGGGTATCTGACAGTTCAGCCCCAAATGCCAGCACAGGCACGTGTTTGATGTCGTGTTCTTGAACAAATGCCTTGCGTTCGGCAGGAGTAAAGTACTTGCTGGTATCGATGTCGTAGATATCAAACAAGAAAAATTCCTGTCCTTTTTGCTTGTATGGATTACCTTGGATACCTTCTCCAATCAACTCACCTTGCAGTGCAAGATTACGATCGGCACGACGAAGCTTCAACTCCAAATCATTGCGTACTGCAACCTTCCACAGGCTGTTGGTTTCGCTGGGCTTGAGTTCAAGATTACGTGAACACACACCAAACTCTCCATCACGCAGATACACAGTCATTGAGCTGCCATCCAGCTTTTCAGTAACTTCCCAAACGTGTTGTTCTCTAAGCCAGTAGTCCAATTCTTCTTTCAAGTTTTGAACACGTTCTTGGTCAGTCTTTTGAATCCAACCTGGGAACATGCCCTTGACTTCTCCTGCCAATTGTGCTGGGATGGGGGCTTCGTATTTCACAATGCCTAGTGGAAATGATACATCGAGTCCTTCAAATAGTTCCGAATCTATCATAGTCAATGTAGACAATGGCAACAACAGCCCCTGGCTCAACTGTCCTCGAAGCTTCATTGTACGCAGACGTTCGCCTTGAATACCATCAAACACTCTGGGCTCCTTGCCCTTGCTCAAAAATGGTGCCAGTGCGTGAGGAATCCAAGAATCGATTTCGCAGTACACAGCAAGATCACCTGCGGCATATTCACCCTTCTTAACCACAGCCGTCCATCCACCTACGACTGCACATTCGATAGCATCAGCATCCGGGATAGGACGCAGTGCATCAATCTTCCTAATGGTTGCTAACTTCCTCATATCAAGTCCTTTGATTAACTGTCTAAGTGTATATTATACACTCAATATCATTTAATGTCAACCGTTTTTATTCTCTAACTCTCGAGTCAAGTCATTCATCTTTGCTTTTAGTTTAGGATATATTTGTCCCACGCTGATCAAGGTGCTGTGTGCAGTCTTTGGGTCAAATCCGTACTTGAGATGTTGCATCAAATTCAAATGCGCCATTGCAACCAAATGCAAGGCCTGATCGGTGTCACGCCGGGCAATTTCTACTCTCTGCTGGGCCCATTCTTCGTGTGCTTTGAGCGGGACTTGATTCATTCTATAACTCCGAAATGTTGTTTCATTCTTATCATTGCCAATCGAACACTTTTAGTATCAGCACTACCATCATCTTCACCTTCGACAATGTAGAGACATTCCTCAACAATCAACTCGGCGAACTTTTCAGTGTAATAGTCCATCCAGTGCCAAGAAATGTCACCGTCAAGATCCTTTGTACACTGATTGGCATATTCTTTTGCGTGGTCAGCCAGTTCTATGATTCGTTCGTTCATTTTCCAATACCTTCTAATACATTTATCAAACGGTAAATCACTTTTTTCAAATTTTCTTCTGTGAGATAAAGTTCAATCATCATGTCCATTTCTGCATCGTTGGATGTGTCTGTCATAGTAAGCATAAATGTACGGGAATTCACAGCAACCGGTCTGAGTGTTAAATCAACAAACCGATTATCTGCATCGTATACACATTGTTGAAATATCGCACCGTGATCTATGTTCATTCTTTAACTCCAAAACATACCTTTGCGGCATTCCATCCATACTGAAATGCTTCCCATTCTAGTTCATCGTAACCGTGCGCACGGCGGCCGTGCCAACCTTTCCAAGTTTGCGACCTTGAATCCGATGTGTCGTCAAGAAACTTGTCAAACATATCTGATTGTTCTTGGGTGTCCCAATCTTTTTTCATTCTTCAACTCCAAAACGGTCTTGAATTCTTTGTTCAATCTCATAGCATCTATCCAGCGCCCAGTCATCGGGTTCAGAAATGTTTCCCACATTACGTGCAATATTAGCGCATTCCTGCACAATCAACTCGGCGAACTTTACTTCGTTAGGCATATATTTCTTCATAAGGTAGACATCAGCAACCGTGGTTAGCCCAGCCTGTTCAGCAAGTTGTCGAATTCGTTCATTCATTCTGTCGTTGTCCTTTAATCTTCATTTGAACGGTATGCATATATGATAGCTGCTACTATGTAACCTGCAATGAATCCTAAAATAAAACTCATTCTTCAACTCCGAAATGTTCCCGAATCAAATCACCCTGTGTCTTACCACCTTCGGCAAGGATCCAATCAACTTTTCCGGCGCATTCTTTCACAATCAACTCGGCGAATTCTCTGTAATCAAAATCACTCAACTCTTCACGATCACTACCATAGGGTGCAATTAGTCCTGCCTGTCTAGCAAGTTCTTTAATTCGTTCGTTCATACGATGTTTTCCTTGAATTTTAAGTCCTTCAAGTCTGGATTTCTCCCAACCTGATTCAACGGCTTTGATTAAATCTGGAACAATCATTCTTCAACTCCGAAATAGGGCATTGCCCAATTGTTGTTCAAGGTCAGCAACTTGTTTTTCATACCGATCAATTCTATTATCCCGGTCATCTTCTACGCTGCTTAATTGTTCCTGCAGATAAGTTATCTGTCCTTTTAAATATATAATCTCTTGGAGAAGTTCAAAGATTTTTTCTCGCTGAGGATCTTCATCATTGTTCATTCTTCAACTCCGAACTCTCGTTTAATTTTTACAGCAAGTTTATCATACAAAATCCATCGACCATGAAGATCTACCATACTTGCACATTCCTGAACAATCAACTGGGCGAACTTTTTAGCACTCTTTTCACCTTGCCAATAAACAGTAGGTGGATTACCGTCCCGCATAGGATCACCGTCATGGTGTCGTATGCTATGGGCTTGTTGGTATAGTTCACGAATTCTGTCGTTCATTCTTCAACTCCGAAATGTTCTTTAATCTGTTTAATGTGTTTAATTGACCTTTGATACTTTTCAGTATTGTGGCCATCACGAGTGATACCCATCTGAATAGTCTGAATACATTCTGCCACAATCAACTCGGCAAACTTGGTCAATTCAACCTCAAACATCTCCGCCACAGCAGTCAACCTAGCATCATCAATTAGTTTATCAATTCGTAGGTTCATACAATTACTGCTTGCTCTGTGGCTCGTTCATCCCAGATCTTGTAGCTGTAATTCTTGCGTACCCAATTGGCAAAGCTCTGAGCATCTGTAGTGAACCAATCTTGAATATCTGTTTTTGTAATGTCGTCATTGCTGGTGAATACGTAGATTTCATAGTGGCGATGACTGTTGAATTGGGCACGAAGTTTCAATGATTGAATACTAAAGCTCATGGGCTTTTCTACCCGCTTGTTTTGTTTGATGGTGTCAAACAAATGATCCTTGGCCCAATTGTCAGGATGATGTTCTGTGATCTCTTCAAAAAACTCTACACCCTGCTGATCCCAACTGACGATGTAATAACGCATTTTTAATACCTAACAATCAACGCAGTGTAATATTACCTACAACAGCACCTGGCTTCTGTAGTGCTTCGTCTCGACGCTTTTTATATTCTTCGTTGTCGACCTGCAACAGATTTAAATCCTGTGGTTGAACCCTGCTAACTGCCACAGGTGTAATCTGTGGCAATACCACAGGTGTAATCTGTGTCTCAGATACCTGCTTTTTAGTATTTTTATTAATCTCACGATCAATTGCCTCGTCACTATCCTGCTTTATTGTTTCACGTTGCAGTTTGTCTTTGAGCAAACGATTAGTATCGCCCATTGGATAGCGAATTAATACAAATGTACGATACGCACGATTCTCGGATATAACCCGGCTGTCCTCTAAATGATGACCAGTCAATGCTGTATCGGTAATAGTCTTGCGGATCATGAGACTTGAGTAGTCGTTGGTCACTGTACCAGCACTGTCCTTTCGACTTTGACGGAACACAGAATCAATAACTCCGTTGATCTTGTCTGCTAATTGATGTTGCGCATCGAGCATGGCCTTAGCTCGACTCATTGACAAGTCTGAACTAACTGCTGTGCCTGTGACAAATACATATTCTTCTGTACTTGCCGGAGCCTTGACATACCAACTAGGTAGATCAATAGTCAACGGTGCTTCTGCTCTACCTTGCGCAGGTACAGTTTGATCTTTAGTTACTGCTGGAGTAGGACTAGCAATAGGAGAATTAGGCGAAAGTTTTGTACTACTACAACCGCTCAGTACCGCCAACACGCATAATGTTATTAGTGTCTTTTTCATCTTAGATTCCTACTTTCTTAATGTAATTGCCAGCCTTGTTTAAATCTTCACCTGCCCCCGAAACAGCGCCACCAATTGTACCACAAGCAGTAAGTGTCATTAGTACTAAACTTAAAATTACTGTTTTCATTTTGCCATCTCCTTACTGTGTGTTTTAACTGTGTCTACTCCATTGTCCAACATCCGAGCAATGCCGGAGAATCCAACAGTTGCTAGGATAAGTCCAAAGACTGTGCCTATAATAAAGTTTCTCATATCTACCTTTCTGTGTGTGAAGTATATATTATACTGTGAAAATTACCACTTGTCAACCACTCGCCAAACCTTTTGATCGGGACTTCGACAAATAATTCCTTGTTGCATATCAACTTTTCCAATATCGGGTTTGGATTCAATAAACCATTTACAGAAACTGCCTCTGTATCTAAATATATCTTTGTAGGCAGGATGCACTTGAACTTCACTTTCCCAAATCAAATCACCTACAGATACTGTGGCCTTGTGTTTAGGTTTGGGTTCATCTGTGCAAATCAATTCTTGACTGCCGGTAATTTTAGTACCACTTACAGATTCCAAAATACTCACACGCCCGGAATTCAACGCCTTGGCACAGATAGTATCCAAACTGTCATTGACACTGCCAATTTCCTCACCTTGAGCAGTATGCCATTTGTTATTGATATAGGCTCGAAATGTAATTCGGCACAAGTTCTTACCGTTGCCTTCTGGTAACACCTTTCGTTCTACATCTGCAATCTGTTCAATTGATGAAGTCAGTTTGCTCACGGTAGACGAGCGAGTATAACACTCTGCCTGCGCAGTTGCGGCTGACAGCAACACCAAACCAATTAGAAGCCTTGACATTGTGTTCTTATTGTCCATAAGACTACCTTTGCTGATTGTGTTCGTTGTATGGCAGTTTGGTTACCAGATATCGTAGCAAAGGTCCCCTGCCAAGTGGGATTTTCAATTTGCGGATTAGAAATTATTGTTTCTAGATCTGCTGACATCATGTTTCCATATCTACAATCAACCTGAAGTGGTTGAATTGGGTGATTTGGACTAGCACTGTTGTGCTGTGCAGTTGCACAGCCAGATAATAGTAGAACAAGTAATAGTGGTTTCATTCTCTGCTCAATCTGCTCCAAACAAGGAACTCTTTAAAGGCTGTATAAACTGTGGCAGCTTCCTTGTCATCTACAGGAACCTTTGTGCCGCGAACATAGAATCCATCTTCAGCAACACGAAGCATCTCAACTCCCTTGTTGTTCAGAATAATATTGTTTGGTTTAGATTTAGGAAGTCTGAATCTTGTGGTATCGTCAGTGGTCCAATTGGCAACCACTTTGTTTAATTCTGTGAAATCGTATGCCATTTTATTTGTCGCTGTCTTTGATAGTGGTTAGTAAAGTATTTCGCTGTTCTTTATAACGAGTCCAACTGGTCTTTAAAGAATCCAAAACAAACCATTTAAAAAATACTATCAGCAGTAGAATCATTCCAACTAAATTCATACCAGACGATATTTCTGTGCCTATAGCGAACAGACTGCCTACATTAAAAACTAGGCTAGCCAACAAGATCCATTGCCATATTTCCAACTTTGAGAACCACCAACGGATAAATCCAATTTGTTCTTTCATTAGATTTTTTCTCCAGCTTTAAAGCCACGGAATCGTAGGAAGCGTGGAAAGCGTAGACTGTAGGTTCCGTCTTGATTCTGTGTAACAGCATCGGCACGTACTTCCACTACCTGTCCAACCACTGTATCACGTTCTTGCCAATAAGAATCACGATCCCCGTCACTAAAACCACTGCCCACATTGACGCAAATTGTCTTATCATCATCGACGCCCTCGCAGACCAAAGCACCAAGGCGTCCAACATTTCTTCCGGTACCTTCTTCCACGGATGTGATCGAAAGGCTAACTTCGATAAAGGGTTTTTGTTTAAGCCACGAAACAGATCTTTTACATTCATATTTGGCCTCTGGATCCTTAATCATAATGCCTTCGAAACCTTCAGCAACCATTTTCTTGTTGTAGTCTCGATATTCAATGTCACCTACAAACTCATCTAGGTTGACTTCAATCTGCGGAATGATCTCAACGCACCCGCTGTCTGCAAAGATGTTAGCCCAATTCTTTAGTAGATTGGAACGTCGACGTTGTCCCATCACACTCTTGCCAGCTTTAAACTCTACAAGTGGAACAGCATCGAACAAACATAAACGAGCATCCTGTGCCTGCACATTACTCTTACGATGAACCTGTTTCATGAGGTCCTGGAATGAATGACTAACAACTTCACCGTCAAATACCATACTGCGACCAATCTCTTCGATATAGCCTTCTAGGTAACTAGTGATGTGTGCAAAGTTTTCAAGAACTTTACCATTGCGTGTGTACATGGTAACAGTTTTGGATTCGTAGTCTACTACAGTGATAGCACGAACACCATCCAACTTAGGCTCAAGCAGTTTCTTACCTGTGATCTTCTTTTCGTGATTGGCACCGTCGTGTGCCAGCATACATTCAAACACAGGTACAGATGCAATAGTTTTGCCCTTGAGTACCTTGTTGACTGTTTTCTCGCTGACACCACAGCGCAAATCCTTGATCAGTATACGACGATACCAATCGTTCCACTGCCCTTGCGTAGCCACATCCATGGCCAGTTGAATAGCATCACGGGCATCGTGCCCTGTAAGTTTACGGCGATAAAGACTGTCCGCGAGCTCAACAAAGTTAGTCCAGCTAAGACCTTGTCCTTCAGCTTTATCTTTTGTGGGAACCTGTTTAACACCAAAGGTGTACAAGTTATCCAAACACATTCTAAGTCCTTCGAAGAATTCGTCTAGACCTTCTTCAACGGCAGCTTCGAGTATCTGTTCTTTATTAATACGGCTATTGTGGATTTCCAATTGCCGAATAATGAATTCTGGTTGTGTTCGCAAAATCAACTCCTAATCGTTTACTATGCTACTAGTATACTACATTAGGGGTTGGTTGTCAACCAGTTTGTGAGTGGATGATTGGATTGTGGTTATTTGAACACAAAACTAATTTTTTTGGAGGGTTTAGCGTTAGATGTGTAATGATCTGACTCGATAGCTATTTTGCCAGCAAATGTGGGAGGCCATACCACATTGAAATCGTTAAACTTGATACCCTTTGAAGATCGTTCAGTGTCAGTATAGACCTGTACCATTTGCGACTTGTTGAGAACAGCCTTGAAAAAATCAGTCATCAGCGATGAATTTTCATTGAGTTTAAATTTTAACAGTTTAGCGCAATTGCCTAACAAATGGTAGCCCATTTGAAATTTGGCATTGCTGAGATCTACACCTATGTTTGAAATCACCGACTTGCCTGCTTTGTTTGTGATAGGTGCTCCTAAAAATGCCTTGGCCTTGTAGACAGTTGGCAAATTAGGATAGTTTTGTAGGTCTTGTTCAGTGCCTGTGCCTTTGCCATAGATGCTGACAATAAAATCTTTTTCTTCTTCAGTGATAATCTGTTGCAGTACACATGCAGCCAATACTCCGGGAATTGCTTGATTTTTATGCAGCACTTCAAAGGTAGATAATATTGGCGAATATTTTTTATAAAACTTGGTGCCTGGACCAAACTCTTCCGGATACTTGTCTATGGTTTCCATGGCACCAGTAAGGCTGGCCGGTGCTCCACCTGTTTTATTCTTGCTGCTGATAATTATTTTGGTGTCACCGGCATACAAAAAAGAATCACCAATCTTCTCGCCAAAAGCTCCAAAAGAAACTTCGGTAAAATCACCCCAAGTTAGTCCTAATGGACCCAGTAGATTCTGTTCAGCATCACTATACGATCCGCTGACTCGTTTGTTTAAGGCCAACGCTATGGGCGCGGCTGACTCACCAAATACCACTTCAACTTGATCAGCATATTGTTCTAGATTAGGCACAGGCCCTGTGTTGTTGATTAAATCGTCTATGAGAGCAGGCAATCCTACTTTGAGATTTTGCGGATAGGTATCCGGGCGAGCATTTAGATTTTGAGCGATTAGTCCAGGGAGAGCTGTTATCTGATATCGTCCAGGTCTAACAAAATCATACGGACTGATTTTTACTTCAGCGGCCTTGGCTGTAGCCGACTTGCCCTTGCCAGTCTGACTCCATCCTGTATCTTGAGTAAACACGCTGGTCTGCCAATATATTGGAGGATGAACTGATTTCTTTTCTTTGACAAATTTAACAAATGCTATTTTCTTATTCTGATCACCAATAATTACCACCATTGCAGCACCGGAGTTGTTCTTGGCCCCTATGTATTTTTGTACAGCCGCTCCTTGTTCTTGAAGGTATTGATCTATATCTAACTTCATAGAGTCAGTGGCTGGAGTTTCTGGGTTTTCTGGATCAGGTTCGTATTTTAATCGTTGATCTTGCGGGAACACTGCAACATCAACAAGTTCGTAGGTTTGATTACCGTTGAGAAACTGGATATTTGCACCAGATTTTTTCTCTAACATGCGGTCCCACATTCCGCCTTGGGCTTCAACTAATAGGAATTCAAAAAATCTCATAGTAATATTTAGCCTAAATAGTTGGACCAGCTGGGGTGATGAAAATGATAGCCTCTATCTCGGCGTTTAGCCACTAGATCCCAAAATGTAGGCTTGTAGGGTGTGATCTTTGGCTTCATCTTGCCCACGTGAGCTGCTTTCTTGTAGTTGCAGCTCTTGCAGGCAGTGGCGGAGTTTTCCCAAGTGGTCTTGCCACCTTTGCTCACAGGCAGTACGTGATCCAACGTGGCAGTGACTTCTGTGACTGCGATGCCACAATATTGGCAGGTGTAGGCATCACGCAGAAATATGTTGCGTTTGCTTAATCTCATAGTGTGCTTGGGTTTTTGATATTGATTCAACATGATCACCGCAGGCACACGAGTCTGCCATCTAGCACTGTGTACTATCCAATCTTCGTGCCATTCAAGCACCTTGACCTTGTCTAGGACCATATATCTGATGGCTTCCTGCCATTCGACCACACTCAGTGGAAGTAGGCTCACGGGTTGCATATCTGCGTTTAATAAAAGTGTACTGCTCATTTTGATTTACTAATCATCTATCGGACAAGTATTTAACATATAGCATCATTATACACTCAGATTACTTGCAAAGCAAGACAAATTTGTATAAAATATATGATACAACAAATTTATAAAAGGATTAGCGAATGTTAGTACCAATGGTAATTGAATCATCTAGTAAAGGCGAACGAGCCTACGACATTTACAGCCGACTGCTCAAAGAAAGAATTATCATGCTGAATGGTCCTGTAGAGGATCAAATGGCCAATGTTATTGTAGCCCAATTACTATTTCTAGAAAGTGAAAATCCAGACAAAGACATCAGCCTGTTTATCAACAGTCCCGGTGGAGTTGTCACATCGGGTATGAGCATCTATGACACCATGCAATTTATCAAACCCGATGTATCAACCTATGTTATGGGACAGGCCTGTTCAATGGGATCATTGTTGGCCACTGCCGGAGCCAAAGGCAAACGTTTTATGTTGCCCAATGCTCGACACATGATTCATCAACCCAGTGGCGGTGCTCGCGGACAGGCCACAGATATGCAGATTCAAGTTGAAGAGATTATTAAAATGAAAAAGACATTGACTGAAATCTATGTCAAACACAACAGCCAGGGCAAAACTTTTGCACAGATGACTGCTGATATGGAACGAGACAAATTTATGAGTGCTGATGAAGCATTGGCCTACGGACTCATCGACAAAATTATAACGGAGAGATAATGAACTTACAGACATTGGGTAAAATAGACAAGGGTTGGGGATTTGAATTGGTGTTTGCCAACAACGACAAATACTGCGGCAAACTATTGGTATTTGAACGTGCAGGGGCCAAGACCAGTTTGGTGTTTCACAAAGAAAAAGCCAAGAGTTGGTTTGTGAATGCAGGCAAGTTCAAAGTTAAATTTATCGATGTTGCCACCGGAGAAGTAAAAGAAGCTGTGCTAGAAGAAGGACAGACTGCTGACTTTGGGCAGCTAGGACCACATCAAGTAGAATCTCTAGTGGCCAACAGTGTGATATTTGAAGTTGGTACTGGAGACTATGCAGAAGATCGTTTTAGACTTGCGCCGGGTGACACGCAAATGAAGCAGTCAGCGCCGTAATCAGATCTTCAATCATACCATCATCGTGAAACGGAGTGGGAGCAATACGCAACCGCTCCGTTCCTACGGCAACTGTGGGATTGTTGATAGGCTGTATGTAGATGTTGTGTTCGTTGAGCAGTTCATCACTGATGGCTTTACAGCGAACAGCTTCTCCTACTAGGATAGGTACAATGTGAGTGGTAGTACATTCCATTGCAGGCATACCGGCCACAGATAATCTATGCTTGAGCTTACGAGCCCGTTCTTGATGTTTGTCACGCAATTCATTGTGATCCTTTAGGTACTTGACCGCAGCCAGGGCACCAGCACAACTTACAGGACTCATACTTGTGGTAAAGATAAAGCCCGCAGCTACTGAACGGATGGCGTCAATGACTTCTACATCGGCAGCTATATAACCACCTTGGACTCCATAGGCTTTCCCTAATGTACCATTGACTATGTCAATACGGGATTGTAGCCCAAGCTCTTCAACTTTCCCACCACCGTGGGGACCATAGAGTCCTACCGCATGAACTTCATCGATATATGTTATAGCACCATAACGATCTGCTAGATCGCAGATTTCTTTGATGTGTCCAACATCGCCATCCATTGAGTAAACTGATTCAAATACTATACAGGGTGTATTGCCTGTGAGCTGTATGCTGGTTAATATATCTTCTAGGTGATTGAGATCGTTGTGACGAAACACAGTCTTTGGAGCACGACTGTGTACCATACCTATGACTAGGCTGTTGTGGTTCTCACTGTCTGATACAAAATGTATGTTGGGTATGATCTTGCTTAAAGCAATTAATGTCCACTCGTTGGCCACATAGGCTGAACTAAACAGCAAGGCCTTAGCTTTGTTGTGCAAGGTGGCTAGTTCGTGTTCTAGAGCCACGTGATAGTGACTGGTGCCTGCAATATTGCGAGTGCCTCCGCTGCCTGCTCCTGTGTGATCTAGTGCAGTATGCATGGCATCTAGTACAACTTTATGCTGGCCCATACCTAGATAATCATTGCTACACCAGTTTGTGATAGTTTTGATATTATAGGGACCGTACCACATAGCTGAAGGGAACTTGCCCTTTTCGCGGATGATATCGTTAAACACACGATATTTGCCAGTGTCTTTAAGATTTTTTAGTAGAGCATTAAAGGGAGCTTTGTTTATCATAGTAAGTGTATTTAACCTGCTAAATATTAGACTGAGGATTTTGAAATGGATATAGTTAAATTAGATGTACCCTTGTTTATACGCCTGCTAGAGCTGGCTCGCGAAGATGTCAAACAAGATGCTGACCTGCATGATGTTGCAGAAGCTGTGATCAAATTATCACAAGAGGGTGTTGTTACTATGGCTGACTATGATCAAATCGTAGGTTTTATGCAAAAGCAAGGTGATCCTGCAAAAGAAGAAATTGCACGTATTAGACAACTAGGTGGTATGTAATAATGGCCGATATAAACTATTGGGGACTAACCGGAACAAAACGTAGCGTTACCGGAATAACATTGGCCACTGCCACCGTTGACACACTAATCACAGCCATTGCCACAGACGAAGGACTACCAGCAGATTATTATCACTGGAGTCTCTTAAGTGATCCTAGCAAAAATAGCATTACCTTTGGTGATAGTTCTACAAAGTTATCAGCAATGGGGCTGGTAGACGGTGATACTGTGTTATGTACTCCACAACAAAATGAAAGTAAACAAGAACGGCAGCTGAGAAAATTATATATTGCTCAGGCAAAAAAGCAAGCATTTGGCGACACAACTAAACCTTACTATCGGGTGAACAACACTTTTGATATCACTCTATTACCGGACACCTATGCCACTGACGCAGATGATAATCCTAATACTGGAGGATTGCTACAAGGACGTCCGTGGATCAACGTTGCAGCTATTACATTTACATCTGGAGTTTATCATCGCACAGTAACCGGCACAACGAATGCTAATGGCTACTTTGGTACTGATTTTACTCCGGCTAACGATGATCTAACATTTTTTGACACCTATGCCGCAACGTCTCAAGGTGTCTATACAAGTTTAAACTTATCCAGCCTACCAGAGTATAGTAGTATTATGCTAACAGGATACTTCTTAGCACCTACTACAGATACCTATACATTCTACACCAACACCGACGATGCTAGTTATATGTGGATAGGCCCGAATGCCATCACTGGATATACTCATACCAATGCTATTGTACAGAATGGCGGCCTTCACGGTCCTGTAGAAGTGAGCGGAACCGTTGCAATGACCGCAAACATCTATTATCCTTTCCGTGTTATGTTTGGTAACCTAACAGGCCCAGGAACAATGACAGTTAGTTGGGCATCTAGTACACAGGCTAAAACATCGACTTGGACAGGTAAACTGTTCTACAACTCAGCCACTAACGGATTCTAATATGACTGAAGAAACAGAAACATATCAACGACTAAAACCCAAATGCACCTGCTGGTGTACCGCACACTGCGGATTCAGCTGTATGACAGACGGCTGCGATTGCCCGGACTGTGAATGTAGTGATTGTGTAGACAAAGGTATTCAACGAGGCTACAACTAATGAGTTTCTTAGTGGCTAATCTGCCACCTGTACATTGTTTTGTAAGACGAGAATTTCTCTACGATTTTAAATCAGGATACGGAGAGTATGAACCCTGCATCTGGGTTAGTATCAAGAGCCTACGCAGTCAAGCATTCCGCATAGAAAGCTATTTGCCCAGATACGGTGCTCTCTATGACAAGCTGCCCCTACATGCCTATGTGAGTAGAAACACTGACTTAGAGTCGGACAAGTTCCTATCATTGGACACCTTACAGATTTGGGATTGTTTCAGCTATGACATAGCTGTGATCCAGAAAGCATTTCTACGCAATCTCAGCTGTGAGTTCTATGCCAAGGATCGTCAGCTACACAAGGGCAAATACTTGTTCACAGTGGACAATGCCGCACCTGACATGAACATCATAGACACCACATATTCAGAATGGCCTGAAGATCACAAGAGCTTTAACTTTATCGAACTAGACAACGGACAGTATGCCGCACAGCCCAACAATCGCTGCAGATTCTTTGATGCCGCCAGCAATCCCAAAGAAATGCTGCACCCAGACTTCAAAGTGGCCACTAAGAAGTGGGTGGTTGAACAGAACCCTAAATGGCGTCTAGGTGACTCAGACACTGTTACATACGAATAAATACTAGCACTTATTGGAGTTTATATGAAAAGATTTTTAGCCGTATTATTGTTAGTCCCGGTACTAGCATTTGCACAGGGCAAGATGCCTGCCAAGTCAGCGACTTATGACGCACAAGTTATTAGAGTGAGTGATGGCGATACTATTGTAATCGCCGCTCCCTTTCTACCACTACCGCTCAAACCTGAACTTGCTGTTAGAATCTACGGAGTCGACACCCCGGAAAAAGGACACAGAGCTCAATGTCCACAAGAAGACCAGCGAGCGCAACTGGCGAGTAAATTTACAACTCAAGCCCTACAATCCCACCCAAAGCACCAAGTTATTATCTATGGATGGGATAAGTTTGGTGGCCGTATATTGGGAGATATCTTGGTAAACGGACAGAGCATTAGACAGGGACTTATTAGCAACGGTCACGCTCGTGAATACTACGGTGACGCTAAACAAAGCTGGTGCAATTAATTTTAGAATAGAACACCTACCTTAGGAACGCTTGCGTTACTTGGTGTGCCCGGCTGCTGGGCAGAACGTTATCGGAGTCGTGCCCGGGAATGGCGTTCTAAGTGAGCACTAACATAAAGAGCTGTGATGAAAAAGATTGCGTTATTCTTACATCAACCCAAGTGCAGTGTGCAAAGCGGCAATGGGATTATGCAAGCCCTGGGCTCACATTACAGTTTTAAAATATTCACCCGCCACGAAGTTGAGCGGGATTTCTTTGACGATGTAGACTGTATCTGTATTCCCGGAGGCATAGGGGATGCCAGTAGTTTTGATTATCTATTCAGCGAGAATGGAGATGCAGTCAAAAGATTTGTTCGTGGTGGTGGCCGGTACCTAGGCATCTGTATGGGAGCCTATTGGGCCGAACATTACTATCTTGATCTACTCAAAGACATTCGTGCAGAACAATACATTACCCGTCCAGGTGCTGACACACGCAGACCACACGCCAAGAATCAACGAGTGTTGTGGCAGGGTGAAGAAGAATCTATGTTCTTCTATGATGGCTGTGCTCTAGTAGGTGCAGGCATTGACACAGCCAAGATATGGAGTCTGTATCCCAACGGTGATCCAATGGCTGTTATACAGGGCAATGTAGGCATCATGGGCTGTCATCCCGAAAGTCAACCTCATTGGTATGAAGGCTATTCATGGATGCAGGGTCTGTACCATAATGGTCACCACCACACATTGTTATTAGACTTTGTTGACGAATTGATGACTTTGTAATCTTAGTGTAATCGAATATTCGTTAAATATTTGATGCAAAAGACTTATCGTAGTATTTTTGTAAGCGATGTCCACTTAGGTACCAAAGACTGCAAGGCTGGACAACTAAATAATTTCCTCAAGCATAATAGTTGTGACACACTATACCTTGTGGGAGATATAATCGACGCCTGGAAGATACAACAGAACAAATGGCGGTGGAAGCAGAGCCACACTAATGTGGTACGCAGAATACTAGGTCACGCCAAGCGTGGAACTCGTGTGGTATTCATAGCAGGCAATCACGATGAGTTTCTAAGACCCATGATACCGTATGGCTTTTCATTTGGACTAGTAGAAATACACAATCAAATAGAACATATAGGTGCAGACGGCAAACACTATCTAGTTACACATGGTGACCTATTTGATGGCATTACTAGACTGGCACCGTGGATTGCGTTCTTGGGAGACAAGGCCTATGACTTTATTCTTAGCCTCAACAATAAATTTAATTGGATTCGTCGTCGTATGGGTTTTGGGTACTTTAGCCTTAGCAAATTTCTTAAGCACAAGGTTAAAAAAGCAGTAGACTTTATATTCAAGTTTGAAGAGAATCTAGCAGGCTATTGCAAGAAACGTGGCTTTGATGGAATCATATGCGGACACATACACCATGCAGAGATCAAAGAGATCAACGGTGTAACTTATATGAATGACGGTGACTGGGTTGAATCGTGTACTGCACTTGTAGAACACCACAACGGCCGTTGGGAAATTATAACTTGGACCAAGGAGCGAGATGATGTGGCTATTGATACTGACAGCGATACATATAAACGATCCCCAGGATCAACCAGGCAGAGTAGAACTCCAGTTCCAAGATCAAAAGACCTGCGAGCAAGTCCTAAGCAGCCTCAAGTGGCAGCTGAAGTTTAAAAATTTTAAGGTGGTAGGCCAATGCAAACGACAATAAGCGATAAAATTACCATTGTGGTTCCCTGCAAGAATGAGGAGAACTACATACACCATTTGCTAGACTCTCTACGCAGCCAAAACATTGGTGATACTAGAATCATCATTGCTGATTGTTCTACAGACAATACTCGTGAAGTTATTCAAGCCGCAAAGGGCAAGTTAAATGTAGAAATCATTGAAGGTGGGCCTGTTTCGCTGGCCAAGAACAATGGAGCACAACTGGTCACTACTCCCTATATCTTGTTTATTGATGCTGATGTGCGATTCTTTAAAGATAATGTAATACAAGATGCTGTTGACATGATAGAGCGTAAGAACCTAGACCTCATAGGATTGAATATCAAATGCTATGATCGAGACCTACGAGCAAAGATTGGGTTTACAGCATTTAACCTAATCAATCATGTATTAAAATATGTTAGTCCTTTTGCTGTTGGTGCTTTTATGCTAACACGCAGGGATCGCTTTGAACAGTACGGCGGCTTTCCGGAGCAGTTTGCAACATCAGAAGACTTCTTCTTGAGCCGTAAGTACAGCCCTAAGAAGTTTAGAATCATACGACATCACTTTGGTCAGGACAGTCGTAGATTCAAGAAGATGGGCTATATGGGCATGGCCAAGTATCTAGTCAAAAACTTTGTCAATCGCAACAACAAAGCCTATTGGGACAGTTTAGACAGCACCAGATACTGGAGTTAAAACTAGTTCGTAGAGTTCGCGCCAGTTCTTGACCACAGGGTATGAACATTCATGATGCATATTGTGCCCGTGTTCAATAAGGATAGAGCGCAGTCCTAGACTGTGGCCAACATCGGCATTGGCAGGCTTGTCTTCAATCCACCACATGCCACTCGCCTTGTAAGGAGCCAATGCTGAATCTTTGTCTGCACCTGTGTCCAGGCAAATAACACTTTCAATGGCATTGCCAAACAGTTTACGAAGATTCATTTCACGCAGTTTGCCTGCGTTCTTGTCTAGACTTAGACTTGTGATCACCCGGAATTCATAACCGTGTTCTTCGTGCAGTCTTTTAACATAGTGAGCTGAATCACGTAGAGCAGGAAGAAAGCCAATGGCTGCTGACTCGTTGAAAGTTTTAACAACTTTCTTTGAATCCCGTTCCTCTAGCTCATTGTAGTGATCATGCAGATAATAGCTTTTCTTGTTGTCTGCTGTTAGAGTGTAACCGCGTTCTTGCATCCAAACTGAGAATGCCCATTCCCAATCTAGCAAAACTCCATCTGCGTCTGTGAGTATAAGTTTATTTTTCATACTATATTATAGCATAATTTAACCCTTATGTCAACGGGCTAAGTAAAAGATGACTATAATAATCGCAACCCTAGTAATGACGCACATCACAATAGTCTGTGTCACACTATATCTACACAGAAACCAAGCACATAGAGGAATTGAATTTCACCCAATCCTGAGCCATTTTATGCGTTTTTGGTTGTGGATGACCACAGGCATGACTACTAAGCAATGGGTAGCAATTCACCGTAAACATCATCAAAATACTGATGTAGAAGGTGATCCACATAGTCCACACGTATTTGGTATTTGGCCATTGGTATTTGGTGGAGTCAAGTTTTATAATCGTGCTGGCAAAGATGCTGACATGATCATGAAATACGGAATGGGCACTCCCAAAGACTGGATTGAACGCAAGTTGTATACCCCACATCACAAACTAGGCATTCTCTTAATGCTAGTCATAGACTTATTGTTATTTGGGCTTTGGGGGTTTATGGTGTGGGGTGTACAAATGTTATGGATTCCGTTCTGGGCCGCTGGATTTATCAACGGCATCGGACACTGGTGGGGCTATCGCAATGGCGAAACCAAAGACCACAGCCGTAATATAGTGCCTTGGGGCATACTAATTGGCGGTGAAGAACTACACAACAATCATCACTTAGATCCTGCTAATCCTAAGCTGAGTCGTCGTTGGTTTGAGTTTGACATAGGTTGGATGTGGTTTAGTCTATTTAAATTTTTAAGACTGGCCAAGTTACGCACATAGAAAAAGGACCCGAAGGTCCTTTTTCATTTACTATATTATAATATACCGCTATGCGGCTAATAATTTACTTCTTGGTAGCGCCAGCATTGACAAATGCGTACATTTTCTCTGCTGTTTCTAGAACTTTATCAAGTCCTGGGAAAGTTGGCATGTCTACCTTAGTAACGATCTGACCAGTCTTCTCATCGCGAGTAGCAGTCATTTCCCAACCTTGGAACTTGGCTTGGAAGTCGTCTTGTACTAGGCTCTTGGCCATGCCCAAGATGTCTGTACGAATTTCGTATCCGTTCTTGTTGAATTTAACTTCTGGTAGCTTTGGTGCTGTAAAAATTTCTGACATAATAATCTCCTGTGTGTAATGTCTGTTTACATAGATACTTCTTTTTCTCTATGTACTATTATATATGCTCTATGATCTAAAAGCAACTTATTTCTTGAACTTGTTTACTCGTTCTTTAATAAGTTTAACCACTACGTCACTGAGCACAACCTCATAGTGGTTATAATCTACTTCTACTAGTTCCATATCCTCATGATGCTTCTGACTAGCAATAGTCACAACACCATCATTGGGCTCATGCATGAATGCACTTTGTCCTTTGACTGTTACAATGTTAGTCCAAGGATGCTGTATCTTGATGTTTCTTGCCTGTTTCATAACCCAACTACTAGGACCAATGTCACGCATCAGTCTGCTGAACGGCAAGAAGTATTGGGCATAGTCTGCCACTTCGGCGCCACCATATGGTGTGCTTAGAGTAACAGCACCTTTAACAGCATCGGGCATACTATTGGCCAAATGCAGGCTATAGATACCGCCTAGACTATGTGCAACAAACACTAGATCAGTATTCCCGTCTAACGTAGACTGCATATCTTTTAGGTTGTTTTCAAACCCATTGCGACTGTCGTAGTTTATATCTAGTCCGTCGCCTAGTTTACTCTTGATGTAATTGAAGCTCTCGCTGGTGGCATTGGCACCGTGTATATACACTAATTTCATGCCAGTATTTATTAGCTTAGAACCAGCCGTGAAATTCGTCAACTATAGGATGTACTTCCCACCCTTGTTGTTTCCAGCGTAACAGCATTATTACGGTGTCTAAGTAGTTCATTTAGTTTGTGTATACGGCTTTGGCTTCTTCAATGCGACCTTGACGAGCAAGACTTGCGGCAGCACGGGCCTGTGCAAATGATTCTAAAAATGACCAGATTGAGTTTAAGATTGTTTTCATAGATAAGATTCCTTTTGGGAGTTGAATTGTCGAATATAATTTTCGAGTTGTGCGGCATCGGTAATGCCTTTGGTGCTTAGATATTGATCTAAGCGGCTTTGATAGCTGGATCCAGGGAACATTTCGGATAGACGTTCCATAATAGCTAACATTCGATCTGATAAAAATTTCATTGTGTTTCCTGTGTGTTAGTGTAGACTCAGTGTTTCTACTGAGTTATTTATCCGGCTCTTGTGCGATCGCACATTTTTCAGTACAATGTTATTATTGTTTAAAATGAGTTAAATACACAATAGGAATATTTCAATGAAGCTTCAAACCAGATCGATTTTGCAGGAACTAAATTCTATTGCCGATGTGCGCAGCACTGATTCGTTGATAGAAAGTCGTGCTGCCAACATCATCAATTCGGCTATTAACCTCTTGGAAAGTATTCATAAAAATTATGATTCTGCTTCAGCAGACGAACTTGAGCGTAGACTTATCAATGCAATCAAGGGTCAAGATCCTGCAAAATTCACACGTGGTGTTCGCAGAATAGCAGAAGCACGTAAACTCAAGAAAAAATTGGATGAAAGCAATGATCAGTAAACTGTCAGAAGGCGGCAACGTATTCAAAGGCCCGGAAAAACAACCACTAACACAGCGTATTGCCACAGGAGACGTAGAGGAAACCATTCTCTACATTGAAAAAATCACAGGTCTTGACTTTACCAAAGAAAAGCATCTTGATGACAAGAAGCCGGTTAAATGGCTAGGTACCACAGGCCGCAAAGAAGATCCAGATGGCACCTTTGAAAAGAACAGTTCAGGTGATCTAGACCTGTCAGTTGATGCCAACGAAGTGGATAAAAAATCATTCGCTGAAAAACTCATTGCACAATTTGGCAAAGAAAACATCAAACTCAGCGGAGACAATGTACACTGGAAGGTGCCAATCAAAGGCAGTCCGGACAATGGATTTGTACAAGCAGACTTTATGTTTTCAGCTAATCCTAAATTTCAACAAGGCTCAATGATTGGTGGACAGGGCGAGTATCGCGGTGAACATCGACATATCCTATTGAGTTCAATTGCTCGTGCTCGCGGCATCAAGTACAGTCCAAAGCACGGAATACTAAATGCTACCACAGACGAACTACTACCCAATGGCAACGACTGGAATCAAATTGCCAAGGTGTTGCTGGGACAAACAGCCACAGTTAAAGATATCAAATCAGTGGACAACATTTTAGATTTTATTAAAAAATTGCCTAACTACGAAGAACTAGTTGCAGGCGCAAGAGAAACATTGGGCAAGCAAGGTATTACCTTGCCGGAAAACGTAATCTCGTTTGAAAGTGCGCAAACTGGAACACCCTCTTGGTTTCGCAAAATGATGGAACGAGTTAAATGAGAGCATTTGAATTTTTACGTGAAGCTGAAGCAGCCCCTGCACCCAAGAAAGTGGGCCGTGAGTTCAACCACCTAGAAGATCTTGTATTCACAGAAGCCAATGGTGCAAACAAGGCCATTAAAATACTAAAAGATCTAGCCAGTCCCGAAACCAGTATCACGATCAAGTGGGACGGCAATCCCACAGTGTACTGGGGACGTGAGGATGATGGCAGTTTCCGACTGGTAGGCAAAAACAACTGGGGACGTGAGGAAGGCAAAAGTTCTAGCCCAGACGAACTCAAACAGTTTATCATGAGTCGTGGCAAAGGCGAAGATTGGCGTGAGAAGTTTGCCGGAGATATGGCAGCATTATGGCCCATATTTGAACGTGCAACTCCTGCAGAGTTTCGAGGTTATGTCTACGGAGACATCCTATTCCATCCAGGCAAACCATATGCCGGCGCTAACGGCAAAATTACATTTACTCCCAATCAAACCACTTACTCTGTTGCTGGCACTAGTGAAATTGGTCGAGCATTGGCCAAGGCCAAGGTAGCAGTGGCGGCACACAAGGTGTTTGGTTACTTTGGAGACAAGACAGGTGCGGACTTTGACGATCCTGATCAGTTTAGTGGCAATCCAGACCTAAAGGTATTTGGCTTGACCAGTGTTAGCTATAGACCAGCAGTTGGTGCAGACAATATTGCTGCTATTGAAGCACTGGCTAAAAATCAACAGGCCATTGATAAATTGTTAGCTCCTGTTGCTGGTATGGGCTATCTGCAGAGTGAAATTTACACTTTTGTAAATAACCAATCGAAAACAAAACAACTGGACAATATCAACACAGAAGCTTTTATGGCCTTTGAGCAAAAGACTCCTGCCAAAGCTGCCAAGATAGCGGCACACAGCGAACTGCACCCCGGAGTCATGGATGTGATGTTTGAACTAGTGCGTGAGATCATGGCGGCCAAAGACGAAGTAATTCGTGAGCTAGATGCATCAGGCGGCGACATAGAACAAACTACAGGTGGTAAGCCCGGTGGTGAAGGCTATGTTGCAGGCGGTTCAAAATTAGTGCCACGTGATCGCTGGACTCCGTTTCGAGCCGATTAACAGGTCTAAGACCACGGTTTTTTCCAATCTGACTAAATAATATGCCAGTCCCGGAGCGGGACTATTGATTTAAGGAGAACATATCATGGCAACATTCACAAGAACAAATCCAACAGCAGTAGCTCGCGGTACAATTCAATACACATCCGAATTAACATTCTACAAAGTAGTTCTAAATGGATCAGGACTAGCAGTAGCAGCTTCAGACGCAGCCGCAGCAAAGATTTCCGATGCACTAGGTTCTATAGCTCGTTTGTTTCAATTCAAAAGCAACGGTCTTGAAATTTTTATGGTAGCAGATCGTCACAGCACCAGCATCGACGCTGTTGCTAGACTAATTGCTCAAGTTCTAGATACAGGTACATTTACTAATACAGCCGGCAGCGGTGTTGCTACATTGTCTGATTCCAACACAATTACAGTAACTGTTCCGACAGACCTAGAAGGTATGTAATTTTAAATTCTCAGGGATGGGAAGACTAAGCCCGGTTCGCCGGGCTTTTTTACGACTACAATTTTGTAGAGTTAAATAGTAGCATATAATTATGCAACTGTTCAAACTTGTCAGTGTGGTTGATATCACACGTTCTCGTCCATCTAGATCAGAAACAGATCATTTGAAATTGGGGCAACAGGCCAATTTCAACAGCCTCATACAGGCCATTGGCATTAGGTCAAATGTGGAATGGGATCGAGACCCAGAATGCCACACAGGTAGACTACCCGATGCTATAGAAGGTGCTGCCACTCATTGGATTTGGGAATTTTCAGTTGAAAGAGATTTTGTTTTTCGACTTGGTGACGATCCAGTGGGTCTGCTGTTGGATGACCTTGAAGGTGTTCCTGTGATAAATCAGTTAAATAATTCAGTAGATATTACACCTTCAATATTTCAAACCAAAGGTGATCGTGCAAATATTTGGATATACGAAATCTCACAAGCGGGATAAATATAATTTAACAGGCAAAACAATTAGGCATTTCGGAACACTTAGGCACATGGCTCGGAGCGAGCACTTGACTTAACATAAAAGGAAACAGCCTACATGGCCACAACCGTAGAACGACTTGGTGTAGTAGAAACCAAGGTAGCGAACCTAGACGAAAAATTAGATGAGATCAAGGTTGATGTTAAAGACATGCACGACTGTCTAGATAAAACTAGAGAAAGTGTCATGGCCAAACTAGAAGACATGTATGGTGCAAGCTGTGAACAACATAGTCAATTGGCCAGTAAAATTACAGAATTAGAAAAATTTAGACAAAAATGGATCTATATGACTGCTGGTGGCGTAGCGGTATTAGGCTGGGTATCAGGGCATATGGATCTAGTTGCCAAGATGTTTAGCTAATATCAATCACCCACTTAAATAAGGGCCATAGGTCCTTTTTTTATGACAAACATACAGCGGCGGTTAGAGCACTTAGTAGCTAACGCACAGCATAAACTCATAGCTGACAACCACATTCTGCCACTGAAGGTTGCTGAAGGTATTCTTGTAGGTGATGTGTTAATCGTCAGTGAAGAAACTACAAAACATCTTTATAGGCACAACAGTCTTATCTACAGCAACATTAATCTCAATGCCACAGCAATCAGAATGGCCAATCTAGTGACAAAAAATACCAATTCTGCAACCGTAGATAAAATTTACAGATTAGACCAAGAGTACGGCAAATGGTTCACAGATAGTCAGATTCTAAGAACACAGTATCAAAAAGCTGTCATAACTAAAAACTATGAAAAAGCGGATACTCTTTGGGCAAGGTACTGCGAAAGCAGAGATAAAACTCTAGCTGCCAAAGAAACTGTAACCGCTTTGACTTATTTCTGAATAAATAATACATCACTATGGATCAACCAATATGAAAACCACAGATCTCTTCAAAATTAATAGAACCAGTAAAAGACTGAACGAAAGTATGTTTAAGACTTTTGGTCGCAAACTGAATCTAGAAACATTCAATGTTGAACAGCTGGAAGATGCTAGAAACAAACTGCGCACACAGATCTACACAGCACGTAGCAGTTCTGGCTTCAATGAAACTGTGGAAAATGATGCACTGTCACAGGCACAGTTCATGCACGATGCCATAGTAGCTGAATTATCAGAGCGTGATGAACCTATTGTAGACAACACAGTACAAGAAGGTGCAGACATCGACAAACAAGCATTGATGATGATCCTCAAAAACTTTGATGAAAACATGAACGAACGTGGTGGCTACGGTGATCCTGATTATAATAAAGTACTAGCAGCTCTCAATCAAGGTGATGTTGAATCTGCTGTGGAAGAAGTATATTATGCCTATAGTGATCAAGACGGTGGCGAAATTGACATGGCCGACTACCTAGAAGATCTAGAAGATCAGTTCAAAGATATGGTTGGAAGCGAAAACATTCAAACAGAATTAAGTACAAACACTCTAAAATCTTATCAAGACAAAGCAGGCAAAGACATTGTAAACACAATGACTTCCGGCGACTATATGACCACAGACAAGAGTGCAAAGAAAGTTATGAATCGTATGAGAGGCAGTGAAAAAGCTGACAATAAGATTTACAAAAAAGAGAATGAAAGCATAGAACAAACAGGAGAAAGTATGAATAATTTAAGAGAAGGTGAGATCCAGCAAGCAAGTGCGATCGTCACAGCAAAGACCATGGTTGACAGAGTGGGCCGTTGGATTGAAGAACTAAGCGGTATGGAGAATGATACTCTATTGCAGTTAGGTGATAGCATCCGTGACGAAATGGGACAAGAACAGGCAAAGGGATTTATTGAAGCAGTGGCTCCGGCAATTCAATCAGCCTTGGAAAATCTCAAGACCACACGTGAAGCATTGGCCACTGGAGTACGTACACTAACAGGTGAAGAACAGCCTGTCAATATGTTAGGCGGCGAGCCGGCAGCTGACATGGCTGCTGAACCCGATGCCATGAACGCAGATGCTGAATTAGGTGGAGACGAATTTGCCGCTGCTGAGCCAGCTGCAGGTGGTGCAGAAGAAGCAGGTCGTGAGATGCGCGAAAGTATCAACCATCAGAATCGTTTGATGAGAGCATTAGCAGGATGAAACTCGAAGAATTCACCAGTGGGTTACGACTAAGAGAGTTAACACCTCCTATGCCTGGTGCAGCGGCTCCGGGTGCTAAACCGTCTCCGTTGGGAACATTTGCAGCTGGTGCTGCAGGATCAAAACCTCCAGCTGCCGGTCAGCCACCGGCCCCAGCAATGGATCCTCAAGCAATGGCCAAACAGCAGGCAGCTCAGGTCAAACAGATGGCCGAACGAAAGAAAGCCATTCAAGAGCAGATTAAAGAAATGCAAAAGCAGATTCAAGAACTTACTAAAGAATTGAGCACACTAAAATGAGATTTTTTGAATTTGGCGGAAACTCCGGAATAGAAATTGATCGATTCATAATGGTTCTTAGAAACTATATAGGTCGTGCTGCCAGTCAAAAAGCCCCTTCGAAATTAAATTGGAACGGACTCAACAAAGTTTTAGCAATCAACGGATTTGAGCTTACCGCTGATTATGAAACTTTCAAAGCCATGTACGATTCAAGTCCGGCAGTACAGGCAATGATTTCAAATTTCAATGATGACGGCATTGAGCTCAAAGTGCCAGGCGCCGGCAGCGAAAAACAAAAACCAGACGGCACCAAAGACAGTCAAGCGGAAGTAGATAAAATTGCAGCCAGTGCTGCCCCACAACAATTAGCCACCCAGGCTTGACAACATAATATCTTTACTGTAATATATACAGTATATGATTATCAACCCACCACCCTTTGTTGAACGTTTCCAATATAAAAATTGTGTTCAAATCAACGACCCCGTAACACGTAAACGTGTTTACCAAACTCCCGACGGCGAAAGTCTACCCTCAGTGACTACTATATTGAGTGCCACCAAAGACATGACTCATTTGAACGAATGGAAGAAACGAGTAGGAGTTGAAAAAGCACAACAGATTACCACTGAAGCTGCAGGCGTAGGCACAGCCATGCACAGCAATCTAGAAAGATTCATTGCTGGTATACAACGACAGCCTGGTAACAATCCTGTTCACGTACAGGCTAACAAAATGGCTGATGTTATTATTGAAAATGGATTATCAAAAGTATCCGAAGTATGGGCTATGGAACAGAGTCTATACTATCCGGGATTGTTTTCAGGTACAACTGATCTAGTTGCAGTACACGATGGAGAGCCCGCAGTATGCGATTACAAACAGACCAACAAGCCCAAGAAAGCGGAATGGGTAGAAGATTACTACCTACAGCTGATGGCCTATATATTAGCACATAATGAAGTCTATGGCACAGACATCAAGAAAGGTGTTATCTTTATGTGTTCACGAGACTTTCAATATCAGCAGTTCACACTAGAACCTACAGACTTCAACAAGTGGCAGGATGCCTGGCTCACAAAGGTAGAGGAATACTACAAGCTAGGTAGATAAATACTCTATAACGCATAGAGGATATCAAAGTGGCTGTAATTCAAATCTCGAAAATCCAGGTCAGAAGAGGCCAAAAAAATTCAGGCATAGGTGTTCCACAACTGAGTTCAGCAGAATTTGCCTGGGCTGTTGACAGTCAAGAACTATTCATAGGCAACGGCAGTGTTGCTGAAGGTGCCCCGGCAGTGGGCAACACCAAAGTCCTTACTGAACACGATAATATTTTAGAATTGGCCGCCAGCTATAGATTTGCTGCCGATGATAATTCAATTACTCTCAGTATTGCTCGTGGATTGCAGTCTAAAATAGATGAGATACAGGTCAGTGTGGTAGATTTTGGTGCAATACCAGACGGATCAACTGACAGCACTCTAGCATTTACCACGGCCATTGATGAACTGTTTAAAAATTCCAACGATAAATTTAAAAAAATATTGGCTGTGCCAAATGGTGTGTATCTTTTTCTTGATGATCTAATTATACCTAGCAATGTGTTGATCAAGGGAGAAAATTCACAAGAAACAGTTCTAGAAATAGGAGATAACAATATTATCTTCCAAGACATCTCCGGTAGACCGCAAGGCATTGTGATAGAAAATTTAACCATTAATCATAACGATGGTCAAACAGTCATAACCGGTTCACAGGAATGTAAATTCAAAAGTGTTAAATGGCAATCTGGATATGTGTTAGGTGATGCTGTGTTTGTGCCGGAAAATGCCAGTTGTTTGTACAACATACCCACAATGAGTATAGGTGGTAACGTCATAGTATCGGGCAGCGGAGTGAGTTCAACTATCAACACTGCCTTTACCAGTACTTTTGCCAACACCCTAGGCATAGCAGTAGGAACATTAAATGCTGATGCCACATTTAGTGCAAACTTTGAAGCTGTTGTGGTAGGCGGTAGTATTAAAATTAGTTCCAAGTCAGATGCAACATTGGCCGCAACAGTGCAATCTAATTTCACAGTGACCAGCTTGTCTTCGGGCAGCGGCAGTACCAGCACTATTACTCCAGTGCTGGCAGAATTCACAGATGGGTCTGCCAATGTAACTGCATCAGTATTTTGGGAAAATAACTTGTTTGGCACCAGAGTCAACAAACTGGTGTTTGAAGATTGCAAATGGCATTCAACACCATTGGCAGTGGAATGCCAACAGACTGTGTCATTTGATTCAGTAGTGGATTTTGAACACTGTGAATTTTTTGTCTGTGATACAGGAATATATATTGGCGGTGTTGTTGGTCAGGGAAATCTTTGGCACATTGACGACTGTCACTTTGAAGAAGTGGCCAATCAAGCATTCATTAGTACTCAAGGAAGAGGAACACAGTTTCAAAGATCTAGATTCACCAACTGTGGCAACAACACCAACAGTGCGTCTTCACCATATACTAGTATAGTGTCATTTGGTGAATCCTTCGGCAACACATTGGTAAACTGTTCCAGCAATCGACATCAAGAATCTGGAATTGTCAGTGTGACTACTGCAGATACTAGAGTGGAATTTGAAAATGCTAGCTCAGCCAGCCTAGTGGATAGAAACTACAGCGAACTATATCTCAGTGATGCACCAAGACCATTGGCTGTGTTCAGTGCATACAACAACTACATTTATGTTGATTACACTTTGAGATTAGGTCAGCACGTAAGGACCGGACAAGTTGTCATAGTGATTAACACATTTAACACTGACATAGAAATTTCAGATACATATACCTATTCGGGAGGAGGAATTGTTATGACAGGATTCGAATTTTTTGCAGAACTAAAAAACAACAGCAACTATGATGATTCAGCTGGACCAAATAATGACACCCTACTTCTTAAATATCAAAACCCATTAATTTCTGGTGCTATTGGTTCAATCGAATATAATATTACCTACGGTGTTTGATCTATACAACAATGATAGATTAATAAAATGGAAACAATTTCGTGATAGCATAGAAACTAGCCAAACTCCACTAGAGGATGTTGCACATCTTTGGAGTCGAGCACCATTTGTTAGTCATTATCTCAACCCCCTTACTCCGGACAAGTGGCCGGATCCTTGGCATCTAGTTTTAAATTCTAAACTAGATGAGCTTGCTATTGTTCTTGGAATGCTGTATACTTTAAAGTTAACACAGCGGTTTATAGCAAGTCGATTTGAGATACATATGTCTACAATGGAAGCCAGTAGGTACAGTAAATATTTTTTGGTAGTAGACAATCACGTTTTAAACCTGGAATATGGGTGTGTTTTGTCAACTGTTGAATTAAGCGGAGTTGAAACCAGCATCATCTGGACAAATAACAGTAACAAATAAATATCAGATCGCAAAGAATAACGTAGAGAAAACAATGACAATAACGGTGATTAAACGCAATGGGCAAAGAGAACAGTTGACACTGGAAAAATGGCAGACACAGATTGCAAAAGTATGTAGAGGAATAGCCGATGTCAGTCAGAGCATGATTGAAATCAAAGCCCAGCCACATTTTTACGATGGAATCACCACACAAGAAATAGATGGCATCACGCTGAGAGCTATTGTGGATTTGATTGATGTAGAATCAAATCCAGATGTTGGACATGTTAACTATCAATATGTAGCAGGCAAGCAACGTTTAAGTATGTTGCGTAAGGATGTTTATGGCTCCTACGAGCCTCCCCACCTCTACGAGATTGTAAAAACCAATGTGGCCACTGGTTTGTACACAGCTGAATTATTGACTTGGTACAACGAAGAAGATTGGAACAAGATGAATGACATGCTGGATCATTCTAAAGATGAAGAATATGGGTATGCTGCCATCGAGCAGTTGATTGAAAAATATTTGGTCAAGAATCGTGCCACAAAGGAAACTTATGAAACTCCACAAATTAGATACATGGTCGCGGCCGCTACTGTATTTCACCGAGAAGAACAGAATGCATCGAGAATGCGCTACATCAAAGAATATTACACAGCAGCTAGTGACGGCTTGTTTACTCTTGCTACTCCTGTGCTCGCTGGTCTTGGGACTCCTACTAAACAGTTTAGTAGTTGCGTACTTATCAGGAGTGACGATGATCTGGACAGTATATTTGCTTCAGGTGAAATGATGGCCAAGTATGCCAGCAAGCGAGCAGGCATTGGTTTGGAGATAGGACGATTGCGTCCACTAGGCAGTCCCATCCGTGGTGGTGAGATTATGCACACAGGTATGATACCTTTCCTGAAAAAATGGTTCGGCGACCTAAGAAGTTGCAGTCAAGGAGGTATTCGTAATGCAAGTGCTACTGTTTTTTATCCTATTTGGCATCATCAGTTTGATGATCTTATTGTGCTTAAAAACAACCAAGGAACAGAAGAAACCCGAGTCCGTCATATGGATTATGGGGTTGTGCTTAGTGCTTTCTTCTGGAGACGATTTAAAAACAAAGAACAAATAACGTTCTTTGATCCCAACCAAGTACCAGACTTATACGAAGCGTTTTATCAAAACACAGAACGCTTCGAAGAGCTCTACGTAAAGTACGAAAAACGCAAAGACCTGCGTACCAAGACCATGAGTGCCGAAGAAGTTTTCAAGAGTGGTATACTGAAAGAACGCACAGACACAGGTCGAATATATCTTGTATTCATTGATAATGTAATGAATCAAGGACCATTTGATCCTGAGTATCATACGATTTATCAAAGTAACTTGTGTTGTGAGATCCTATTACCCACCCGTTCATTTAAGAGATTAGACGACGAGGATGGCCGCATAGCGTTATGTACACTGGGATCTATCAACTGGGGAGCGTTCCGGAACCCGGAGGATATGCGTAGAGCCTGCAGGATTCTACAGCGTAGCCTGTGTAACATTCTTGACTATCAAGACTTCTTATCAATACAAAGTAAATTAAGTAATGATGAGATACAGCCCCTAGGCATTGGCATTACTAATCTAGCCTATTGGCACGCCAAGCGTTCATTGAAGTACGGGGAACAGGATGCATTGGCAGAAGTCAAAACCTGGATGGAGCATCAGGCCTACTATCTCACAGAAGCCACAGTTGAACTGGCCAAGGAACGTGGACCTTGTTTAGAGAGTGCCAAAACACGTTACGGACAAGGTGTGTTTCCCTGGGAACTGCGGGCTAAGGGAGTCAACGAACTAGCAGACTTTACGCCTGAACTTGATTGGGAAGCACTACGTACGAATATGAAAGAACACGGTGTTCGTAATGCCACCTTGATGGCGGTAGCACCTGTTGAATCAAGCTCAGTGGTAATTGATTCAACTAACGGCATTGAAATGCCAATGAGCTTGATCAGCACTAAAGAATCAAAGGCAGGATCGTTTACGCAGGTTGTTCCAGAATATAATAGATTAAAAAACAAATATCAATTGATGTGGGAACAAAAAGACTGCGATGGTTATTTGAAAACAGCGGCTGTTATTGCTGCTTATGTTGATCAATCAATTTCAACTAACACATTCTATAATCCTGCACATTTTCCAGAACGCAAAGTTCCAACAACCCTGATTGCTAAGAATTTGATGCAGGCACATATGTGGGGATTAAAAACATTCTACTATAGCTTGATTAACAAAGCAGGAAGCAAAATGCAAGAAGAACAATTAGTGGTGCAAGTAAACGGACACACAAATTCTGTAAATGGATATGAAATAGAAGAGGACTGCGAGGCCTGTAAATTATGACAACACAAAATATTGGACAACAAATAGAAAACATTAAAGCAGCGTTGGAAACAATAAATTCTTTAATGGCTGAACTTCATCCCAACAATGTTGAGATAAGAATCGTATACAAAGAACCCGATAATGGAGAACCTCCAAGACTAGATCTCTGGAGGGCTGTAGCACACGTGGATTACTTAAAATGAGTAAACAACAATACAACCTAAACACAAAGACAGACTACCTTAATCGCAAGATGTTTTTGGATCCAGCTGGGCCTGTGACCATACAGAGATTTGAAGAAGTCAAATACAAAAAAATTGCCGACTTTGAAGCAACAGCACGTGGCTTCTTTTGGCAACCAGAAGAGATCAGTCTTACCAAAGATTCAAACGACTTCAAAGACGCCAGCGATGCTGTCAAGCATATCTTTACCAGCAACTTGTTACGCCAAACAGCCTTAGACAGTTTACAAGGACGTGGCCCAAGTCAAATCTTTATGCCTGTAATATCTTTGCCAGAACTAGAAGCACTAGTATACAACTGGACATTTTTTGAAACCAACATACATAGCAAGAGTTATAGCCACATCATTCGCAACATCTACAATGTACCCAAAGATGTGTTTAACACCATACATGACACTAAAGAAATTGTAGACATGGCATCAAGTGTGGGCAACTACTATGAAGCACTTCACGTTATCAATTGTCGTAAACAGCTAGGCGAGACAGTTACAGAGAAAGAACACATCCGAGCAATATGGATGGCCTTACACGCAAGTTATGCTCTTGAGGCATTCCGTTTTATGGTTAGTTTTGCTACTAGTTTAGCAATGGTAGAGAATAAAATCTTTATGGGCAATGGTAATATTATTCAATTAATTCTACAAGACGAGTTGTTACACAAGGGATGGACTGCCTATTTGATCAACCAAGTGGTCAAAGAGGACACACGGTTTGTTGAAGCCAAACAAGAATGCGAAGCAGAAGTGTATCAACTGTACATGGATGTGATACGTGAAGAAAAAGATTGGGCCACATACCTGTTTAAGATGGGACCAGTTATTGGACTCAACGCTAATATCCTACGTGATTTTGTGGACTACACAGCAGTAGATGCACTAAAACAAATTGGTATCAAGTACCAGGCGACAGCGCCTAAGTCAACTCCGATCCCTTGGTTTAACAAGCACACTGATACTAGCAAGAAACAAACAGCACTACAAGAAAGTGAAAGCACAAATTATGTCATTGGCATAATGGGAGAAAGCCTAGATTACGATGAGCTACCGGCCATCTAGGAATATATATGTACAAGGTACAATTTAAAAGTAAAAGTCCTTTTGAATCTTGGAATTCTATAGGCGGTGCTGGCACCGAATCTCAGGCCATTTCTATGGCCCTGGCCAAAAAAGCTAAAGGTGCTATACTGGTTAGAGTCCTTGATAAAAAAGGCAGAGTTATATATTCAAGTTAATTATGAAAACACTAAGAGAATACATTAACCTCATTGAAGGTAAAATTGACGATAGCTGGTTTAAAGATGGGGCATTTAAAACTTTTAAGAAGCCAATTCCAGTGCCGTATACCATTGCCGACAGTGATGGAGTTACACAAACATTGGAAGGTCCAGTAGAGCATAAGGCAGGACATTATATCATGGGTCCGGGTCCTAAGAAAGAATTTTGGCCTTTGGATCCTGAAAATTTTCATGACAAATACGACGACAATCATGACGGTACAGGAACCCCTAAGGGTGGTGTAATCAAAATAGCTAAGTTGGCTGATCACGATGGCGTTATTAAAGCCACGTGGGGCAACTTGGAATATACCGCAGGCAATGATGTTATTGTGCGTCACGGCGAAGGAGACTATGGTGCTGTGAAAAAAGACATCTTCCAACAGACATATGACACAAAGGAAATAAAATGAAAGCAACAGTATGGTCAAAGTACCATTGCCCCTATTGTGACCAGGCCAAGGCCTTGTTAAAACAACGAGGTATTCCGTTCGAAGAAAAGAAAATTGGAGACGGATATACTCGAGAAGAACTATTGGAAGCTGTTCCAACAGCACGAACAGTTCCGCAGATTTTTATCGGCGAAGAACTGATTGGTGGATTTACAGAACTTAAAGCACATTTAGAAAAGGTATAAAATGTTAATTAATAAAGGCGTATCAGCAGGCGAAGTAATCACTCTTAAACTCACAAGTGGTGAAGAAATTGTTGCCAAGTTAGTAGAAGACGGTGCAGTTTATTATAAACTAAAAAATCCGCAAGTAATTGGTATGGGGCCAAAAGGTCCAGGTTTAATGCCTTACCTGTTTACAGTCAATCCGGATACTGAAGTTAAACTACAAAAATCAACTGTTACTGTAGCCGAAGCAACAGATTCACAGTTTGCCAAACAATTTCTTGAATCAACTACTGGCATTGCGTTGGCCTAATAGTATGCCAGGCGTAGCAAGAGTCAATGTAGACAACTGTGGGGGGCTAGTTATTGAAGCACTGGTTCCTTCGGTAATAGTCAATAATGCTCCTATATCCGTAACTGCTGCATCAGTAGAAGGTCATGGCAGTGGTGAACATGGTGGTCCTAAAACACAGGCTGCAAGTGGGAATGTGTTTGCTGGGAACAAACCAGTTAACCGTCAGGGAGATGCCTGCACCTGTGGCGACCCATTGACTGGGTCGTCAAATGTCTTTGCTAATTAAATAATATGATTAAATTAAAAAAAGCGTTCTTTTTTGTTCTAGGCTGTCTTTGCCTAGTAATGGCATACATTGGAGTTATAACTCCGGGTATTCCTTATAGTCCCTTTGTGGTTGCAAGTGCTTTTTGTTTTGCAAGAAGTTCAGAACGTATGCATAACTGGATTATGAATCACAAGCTGTTTGGACCTTTCCTACGCAATTGGTCAGAGAAACGTGTATTTCCACAAAAGATGAAATATCTTATGATTGGCATGATGTCGTTGAGTTTGATCTTAATGAGTATTGGGACAGTGCCATTGCGTGGTGTTATCTATACAGGTATCTTTATGGCTCTCGTAGCTGTATGGGCCTGGAGATATCCCAGTACCCCAGAAGAATATGATCGAAGAAAAGAAACAGGAGAAAAAATAGCATGGCTAAAATAACTCTTGATGAACTTGTGGATATTGCTTTTGCACACGAAGAAGGCGACCCGTTTGACTGGGGAGTATTTTCCAAAGGCCAAGAGCAGACCATGCGAATGATAGGCTCTAGTATTCTAGAACAGTTTGACAAAGAAACAATTACAGATGCGGATAGATTAATCATGCTGGCCACTATCACTAAACTGGTCACTGAGAATATGATCTTACACACTAGATTGATGAAACAAAATGAAATGTGAACAAGGCGATCTTGCCAAAATTATCATGAGCATACGGCCTACCAACATAGGCAAAACTGTGTTGGTGGATGAGTATGTGGGACATTTTACGCAAGGTGAGGAATTTCAGTTTAAGGGAATTGCCTGCAAGGCTGCTATTACAGATCACTTTTGGTGGATAGCCACAGAATTTGGATTGAGTAATATGTACGGAGATACTCCAAAGGCCTACATTCCAGATTCCTGGTTAGAACCTATTCGTCCTATGAAAGAAGTCCAAAAGCAACAAGAAGACATTGACTTAACTGTTAAAATGTAGTTAAATATAAGTTATTGCTGTATGAAGCGATGAGAAATAAGTTCAAGACGCGGGGGCAGTGCCCGCCAGGTCCACCAAAAGGATATTTATGAAGTACACCGCATTGTGCCCAAGTTGTTTTAATAGATTTAGTTGGGCACCAGGTAAAGGTTTAACAAGACATAAGTGTTTTTCTGATGGGCCTGACACAGGATCGATTGGGCAAAGAGTAACAGAGTGGACAGCTCGGCAATGTAGAAGCCGTTAGGATTGGGGTCTCCCGGTCGAAGACACAAAAAAGTAACCGCAAACGACTCAAAGTTCGCATTAGCTGCCTAAACTCAGCTTAGGGTAAGACATACCTCGTAACAGAAACTCGGAACCCGCTTCGGCGGGTTTTCTTTTTGTTTTGTACTTGACATTTGGCACTATTGACGGTATAATAAACACATACGCTAAACAAGCGGCCACATCTAGAAAGACTAAAATGATTTCCGATAACATCAAAAACTTAACTACTGAAGAATACAGATTGTTGCAGTCAACACAAGACCGAACACGGTGGACTGAGTTTTATGGATTACCTGACGCAATGTATTATCCTGTACAAGCTCCCATTTCATCTAAACGTAAAGGTGATATATGGGAAGATAAAATACGTGCATCATCTGGGCTATTAGAAAAGCAAGACGAAACCCATGATGCCACTTTAGACTCTGCTGTTGTTAAATTGCAAAATTTACGGGGAGCCCGTGTGGAAATCAAATATACTGTAATAGCCAAAGGTGACTCTACAAAAGCAATTGAAAAAAGAGGATATGCTCTAGAAGCAGGCGCACGTACTAAGAAACTTGTAAAGAATCCGCTTGCTACTAAAGGTTATAATTATATCGGTGGCGGCACTTTTCAACAGATACATCCAGACAAAGCTGACTACGGATTGTTTTCTGCGGTGTTCGGCAACGGTGCTGTGCATTACTGGGTTCCTTATCACCTAATCTCAACCACCGCGGGTGCTGATAATTTCACTAAAGGTATGATACCGTTACAATCACAACACCGAGGACACACTACAGAAGGACAAATTAGTAGACCGGAAAAATTCCATGATTTGTTCTTATTAGACATCACATGGGAAACTCCATTCCTTACAGATTTATCTAAATACGATTTATCTAAATACGAAAACTTGGTGTACTAAATATAAAATGCTAGAAGAAAAAAATATACAATCAAAAAAATATCAGTTAGGACAATTTTTTACACCCGTGGATCTTGTTAAAGAAATTCTGGGTAATATAAAAGTTGACTCTGATATTGTAATTGAACCTAGTTTCGGGGGCTGCGGGTTCATTGAACCTATGATCGAAATGTATCCTGACAAAAAAATTGTGGGAGTTGAGCTTGATCAAGAATGGTACGACAAGGGAGTTGACCGATTTCCTAATTTGGATCTGTACCATTCTAATTTTTATGACATTGATAAAGAATTAGTTTTTGAAAATAAGAGTGTATCTTTTATTGGCAATGTTCCTTTTAGAAGCCCTGCATACAGTTTAACTACACATAAAAAATATGTAAAAGCACTAGCACACAAGTATGAAGTTACTGGTATTAGAGAAGAAGCTGTTTTCTTTATTATAAAAACGGCAGACATTATGATTACCAATAACTATACTGGCGGGATCCATTATGTTATTCCAAAAAGTCTAGTTACTAACGATTCTAAATTTTATCTACAATTTAAAAACTTCTTAAAAAAGTATTTTAAAATTGTAGCAGTGTTCGACGTAGATCCATCCAAGTTTGATAATGTAGCACAAGGACTGATTGTACTTAGTATGCAGATTGGTGGCGACACTACTAACTACAATACTCTACATAATGGAGTAGAAGAGCCAGTGGATGAAGTATTACAACTATTATCACCAGATATCCCATTTCAGCAAATTTTTAAAAAAACTTACTTAGGGTCAGTTCCTGCAGAAAGTTTTCTAATTAGTTCGCCTGGTGAATCTCAAACAGAATTTAAGAATAGATTGGTTAGGATTTTTAGTAATCCCGTTACTGCGGCGTCATTGGCTACAGATTTAACGCACAATAAAAAATTCCATTTGAAAATTCTTAGCAGTAAAGACCCTGTTAAAGTACAGTCTAAATTAGAACAAATTGCAGATTATATAAACGAAGTTAAAACAGTAGTCAAAGATTTATCAATTTTTGCAGATGACAAAAATTATAAACCAATTCAGCAACGTAAAGTAACACGATTCTATTTTAGAAATATAGCATTAAAAAAATGTAGTTTTGTATACGAACTAAATCCAAATCCGCAACCTAGTTTTTACTTTACATCTAATCCGTCTAGCGGAAGTACTGATTACTTTGGGTATTGTGAATATGACATTACTAGAAATAGTAGTCCGGGGTGCTGTAGGACTGTTCCTTTAAAAAATATGGCTGACAACCTAACAGACAAATTTAAGGTATATTGGAATACCGCAACTGAGAACGAAGAGGGCATTTCCCTTCCGTACGAATTTGTGTTTAGTTATATAAAGTATGTTTCTGCTCAACCCTGGTACAAGCAACAAAAGCAAATAAGAAAACGTTTTTACTTCTGTCTACCAAAACAGTTTATGAAAGAGTGGATTAGCTCATTAGATGCTGAAGCAGAAACAATAACTATGGCAGGATTCCTAGCTCTACATATAGAAGAGCCAGAGGTTATCGACGATATCACAGATCAAGAAGCAGAAGATAGATTTAACAATTTATTCATTGTCGAGTAAATTAAATACAATCAAAAAACCCGCTTCGGCGGGTTTTTTGGTAAAGTTAATCAATTATCACATCGAAGTTGTGCGTGTACGCACAAGTTTTGTTTGATATTTTGCGTATAATGGTAGTATAAACCACTAATTAAGTTTATGACTCATATTATTAAAAAGGAAAATTATGACAACAACAATCACGATCAAAGACAAACCAATTAACGCAACTTATCAAAATGTCACAGGCCTAACAGGCGGAACCGGAACCGGTGCTGCGTTTGATGTTACTAAAACAGACGGAGTATACTCTGTTGTTCTAGACAGTCTAGCAGCCAGTGCAGGTACAGGTTACCTTGCCGGCGACACAATCACCCTTGCTGGTACAGCATTAGGCGGCGCAGTGGCTAACAACTTGATCGTCACAGTGGCCACAGTTGGCACCGCAGGTAAGATTGCCACCTTTGGTGTAGTGGGTACAGGTCGCGCAGGTGATGGCACAGTGGATATCACAGTTGACGTTACTGGTACTACCGGAGTTGACACTTATGCAATGGGTGGCAAGAGCACAGAGTTCACAGTTACTAAAACTGCTGACAATGTAAAGTTAGCCAGCACATTGGTCAGCAACATGGAATTCAATCTTGCCAACCACGAGCGTGTGGTGTTCACGGACAAGGCTGTTGCCTATGATGCCGCAGGTCGTGCAGGTGATGTTTACGCATTGTTAGCTGCCGCACTTGGTACAGCTGATGTTACCAAAGCCTATACAGGTGTTGGCATTCGACTTGCTGATTCAGGTTGGACCAACAAGGAATTAGCCACAGCATTGTTAGCCACAGATGTTTACAAAACAGATGCAGGTGGTGTTAGCAATGAAACATTTATCAAGCACGTTTACAAAAATGTCTACGGCACTGATGCTACATTGACACAGGTTACAGACTACACAGCATGGATGACCAACAACAAGTTGAGTCAGGCTGACGTCTTAGTTGCTGCCAGCGAGTTGGCAGCTTTTGAAACTACTATTGGGTTAGTTGGTCTAGCAACTACAGGTATTGAGTATACTCCGGTAGTGTAAACACTTTACAATTTACCAAAGGCTCTTCGGAGCCTTTTCTATTATTAGTTCTTCCTATTAGTGCCATTAAAAAATATTAGTCAAAACTAATGGAAAACCATTGATTTATAGCGTAAATAAATGTACAATAATTATTGTTTCATTCACACACAAGGAGATATAAGCATGAAAACAGTTGGAGATAAATTAGCCCCATTCGCAATTACAGGTGTCAAGCCAGGACAACCAGAAGATGCGTTCTACACTATTACAGAAAATAGTTTCGAAGGCAAGTGGAAAGTAATCGTTTACTATCCAAAAGACTTTACATTTGTTTGCCCAACAGAGATTGTGGCCTACGACAAGTTGACACAAGACTTTGCTGACCGTGATGCAGTCCTGCTAACAGGTTCAACAGATAATGAGTTCTGTAAAGTAGCATGGCAGACTGCACACGCTGATTTGAAGAAAATCACACATCACCAGTTTGCTGATACACAGCGTGGTGAGTTGAGCTTGATTGAACAACTGGGTGTGTTCTATGCTCCAGCTGGTGCGGCATTACGTGCCACATTCATTGTTGATCCAAGCAACGAGATTCAGCATGTTACAGTCAATAACTTAAATGTTGGTCGTAGCCCAGAAGAAACACTTCGTGTGTTGGATGCGCTACAAACAGGTGAACTCTGTGCTTGTAATCGTACAGTGGGCGGAGAGACTCTATAATGTTAAACACAAAAAATGTTGATCGTGTTGGAAATACTTTAGTTGATATTTTTCACCGATTGGCACTTTTTGGAATAGGCGCCGCAACGGTATGGGCCGCTGGCTGGACGTTTTTTGAAATGTTCCAGAAGCACCATGCCGGAGTTGCCGACTTGTTGCTAATGTTTATCTATTTGGAAATTGGGGCCATGGTTGGGATTTACTTTAGAACCAATCATATGCCTGTTAGGTTTCTACTTTACATAGCAATAACTGCATTGACCCGGCACATGGTAGACATCATGAGTCACCAGCCCATCAACATTGTTGAGATGCTGTCAGTGGCTGGTTCCACATTTATTATTGCCATCAGCGTATTGGTTATTCGATACACTAGTGCAAAATTCCCTAGCGATAAGAAAGATGAGGTAGCATAAAATGAGTTTTATTGAATCAGTAAAAGGCGTATTACCAGAATACGCAAAGGACACTAAGTTAAACTTGGACGCTGTCCTTTTGCGTAGTACACTAGATGCAGATGTGGCTATGGGGTGTGCTGTGGCTGCATTGGCCGCAACTGGCAACGGCAAGGTGCTTGCGGTGTTGTTAGCAGATGCTCCAGTACATGCTGACTCTGCAATGACAGCCGCTAGTATTATGGCACAGAACAATGTATGGTACCCTTACGTTGAAATGGCAGATGATCCTAGTCTAAAAGGATTGCCAGCACAGTTACGCATGAACGCTATTGCTAGTCACGGCGGAACTACTAAGGCAAATTTTGAAGCATTCTCTTTGGCAGCTAGTATTGTGGGCAAGTGTCACTTCTGTGTGAAAGCACATTATGAAACACTAAAAACAGAAGGCTATAGTGTAGAGCAACTGCGTGACATTGGTAGAATCGCGGCAGTTATGAATTCAGTTGCTAAGGTGTTGAACAGCTGATACTGTTCATTTATGTTTTAATCGTGTTAAAACTTTTAGAACGTTGACCCATGTTTTTCGAACATTCCATACTATCATAGTTGAGCCGTGATTCCACGACGATAGTCTATGCATTTTTCTAGTATCGATATAGTAGGTAGTATTTGGTAAAAATGTTTTAATATTACCTTCTACTTCCCATTCCAAATTATCGCTCGAGTTACCTAAAAAAGTAACAAGCCTAAATGTATCACGATTAAGTAAAAAGTGATCTCTGTGTCTTGGGTAAAAGCCGCCGGCATTTAATCTTATGATAAAACTACGACACATAGGGGAGAAGAATTCCATAATTTCCTGACAAGAATGTAGTAGAGGAACAGCATCAGTTGGATAGGTAAATTCAGTTTCTTTTGGAAAACGACCTATTTTTGCGTGAACGTGCGACAATCCCGTTGGACTGATTGCAGTGTCACCGTTCAACCCAAACAATAAAATTGAATCTCTATCGTTGGTTATTCCTTCTTTTGGCTGGAACGGTCGCCATAGGTCTTTAAGCCTACCCTTGTCGTCTTCCCAAATTGACTGATCAATTAAAAAATCTAAAGGCTCCCAGCAACCTATTGCACTTAATTGCATTTCGCACATTAAATGTTCGGTTGATACATCGATATTTAAAGACGATGAAAAGTCGTTTGGTTTAGTAGGAAAAGCAAATTTAGGATCAGTGGTCATTCTGTATTTAATAAATAACCACAGTATGAAAATAACAATTGGACCTAAACACCTAGAACGCGAGTTTACTTTTACTATTCCGGAAGTAGATAATATTGGAATTTTTATGTCGGGCGGTTTAGACTCGTCTGCAATGTTATCTTTAATTTTAACAGAACTATATCAGACTGATCGATTAAAAACAGTATCATTGACTGCTTTCACTATAGAAAAACCAACAGGCGAGACAAGGTATGCAACTCGTATTTTAAAGCAGTTTGAAGACCATTTTCAAGTTGGCATATTGCACGTGAATAATATTCCTAATACTGAAGAGGCAATTCGCCAGGGAAGAATGGACTCTAATGTTGTTGCTGAAACATGCAAACAGTTTAACGGACAAATTTATCTGAGCGGAAACAATATGCCATCGCCGGATATTAAAATATTCAAAGGCAGCCTAGGTTTTGTCTACAAACAAACTCCATTGTATCAGCAACCTTTTTTGGATCTACTTAAACCACACATGACTGATATATTGTACAAACTAGGAACTGACTTTATAATACCATATACACATTCTTGTTCTCGGCAGCTCAGAGGAAAATGCAATTTATGTTATTCTTGCGAGGAAAGGAGTTGGGGATTTGAAGAATTGGCATTGGTAGATCCCGAAACTATAGATTTGTAATATTGGGTCTTGACAACCTCCAAACTAAATGTTATACTACTAACATAGTTTAACAAGTTTGGAGGTTTCTTTTGACAATGCATTTAGAAGGCCCGTGGCTTAGTACCACAGGTAAACGCAAAGGCAAGCAAAAGTTTGCATCAGCTGAACACGCTAGAAAGGCTAGAGAATTGGACGAAAGTTGGAAAGAACTACAGAAGAAATGGGCTGTAGAAATTGAAGACAAGAAGCGTAAACGAGCATTGTCTGCAGAACCACTCAAGGGAAATTACAGTCTTGCCATTCCGGCAGACCGTAGTACTGCTCACATCAAGAGCGTGAACACAGGTGGCAATGCAGTATTGCGACCTAATCCAGTCTACACAGGAACCAAGGTCAAAGGCATTGCCACTATGCACAAGTCAAATGCGGTGCCTGTGTTTTCGGACGAAGAAGCACAAGATATCTCCAAAATGCGTCGATAATCACCAGTTTCTCGGGAGATTTCGAATCTATGGGGTATATATTAAACGTTTCGCAAAGAAACTGAGATAGTTGACATGACAGAGATACCATCAAAATCATGTCCGCGGGTCTTGGCCAATGAGAAACCCGTATTTTCGGGATGCCAAGGGTCGCCAAAGGTACCACAAGTTGTGGTGGCTAATGGAGACAACTACACGAAAGTAGGGTTCTGTCAGAGCCTCGTGAAGTTAACTCCCTTTATGTAATGTTGTAGAAGTTTTACAACACCAAGTCAAAGGAGGACTTATGGAAAAGTTATTTAGATTTACAGCCTATGTTATGGGCTTAGTTGTAGTAGCCATGTTGGTGCAAAGTATTACTCAGACCAAAATGGCAAAGCTACGTGAGGGTCAGATGTTATCATCGCCTGATATTGTGTCAATCAAAACTAGAGAACGACAACTAGAATGTCTAGCGATGAATATCTATCGCGAAGCAGGCCACGAAAACTTTGAAGGCAAAGTAGCAGTAGCACAGGTCACTATGAACAGGGCGGCTCATCCTTCGTTCCCAAAAGATGTCTGTGCAGTTGTTTTTCAAAAGTCAGTAGTGATAGACAGAGTCATTTGCCAATTCTCATGGTACTGTGACACTGCTCACAAAGCTAGACCTGTTAACCAATCAGCTTATAATGAAAGTATGGCTGTGGCCAAGAAAGTGTTATTGGAAGGCTTTCGACTTGACGTAATGAAAGAAGCATTGTATTATCATGCTAACTATGTCAATCCTCGTTGGCCTTTAGAAAAAATTGGATCAATCGGTAATCATATCTTTTACAAAGGAAAGAAAACAAATGGCTAATCTAAATAAATTTAATCCGTTACCCCAATTTGAAAATCTTCAAGAATTTAAAACTTGGGCTACGGCTAAGGTCAGTCATATTTCAGCAGAAACATTTGGTTGGTTGGCAGTTATTGTCTTACACGCTGCTACTGTTCCTAGTCTGTTTGCAGTAATGAGCGGCCTAACTGACAAGATGCCCGCAGTGGATCTTGTGCTGTTATGTTGGGGCGGCCTGACCTTGTTGTTTGTTAAAGCCACGGTGCAAAAAGATATGCTCAATGTAGTTACTATCGGATTGGGGTTTATTGTCCAAGCAGTAATGATGGCGCTGATATTTTTTAAATAAATTTAGTATAGTTTTTAACTTTATTAAAGGCCGGTAAATACTAGCTCAATGAAAATAAATCTAAGTGATAAAATCATAGCCTGGTTGGCTCTTCTAAGCGGACTAACTATATCTGCTGTGGCAATTTGGTACAGCGTGGCTGGCCTTGTTTCAATCTTTGCGGCCGCAGTTATACCTATTATTGTAATGGGTGTTGTGTTAGAGGTCAGCAAATTAATTGCCACCGTATGGCTCAAGATAAATTGGGCCCGTGCTCCTATTTTTATTAGGTCGTATCTAATTGCGGCCATTGCTATCCTAATGGTGATAACATCAATGGGTATCTTTGGATTCCTATCAAAAGCACATAGTGATCAAAGTCTTGTAAGCGGTGACGTACAAAGTAGGATTGCCGTCTATGATGAGAAAATCAAAACAGAAAAAGAAAATATAGATGCAAATCGTAAAGTTCTCAAACAACTTGATGAGGCAGTGGACCAAGTTATGGGTCGCTCAACAGATGAAAAGGGTGCCGAAAAAGCAGTCGCAATTCGTAAAGCCCAGCAAAAAGATCGCGGCCGTATTACTCAAGAAATTGCTCAATCGCAAAAGACCATCTCTACACTTAACAGTGAGAGAGCACCTATTGCGGCAGAGGTTCGAAAAGTGGAGGCCGAGGTTGGACCAATAAAATACATAGCTTCTTTTATTTACGGAAGCAATCCAGATGCCAATCTATTAGAAAAAGCTGTCACCTGGGTAATCATTATTATTGTTGCGGTATTTGATCCTCTGGCAGTGATCTTGTTGTTGGCCAGTCAATACAGTTTTCAATGGTTCCGAACTGCTCGAGAAGAAGACGACGAGTTAGCAGTAAAAGAATGGTTCGAACAAGGCAAAGAACGTGCTCGTCAATTAGATCAAGAAGCCGCAGAGCAAGATGTCAAAATAAAAGCAGAACCTTTTATTCCGGCCGGCAGCCCATTATGGCCATTCCCGGTTCAAGGACCAACACTATCAGTCGAAGACAGAGAATTGGGTATTTTTGAAAAACATCCTTATCTTTTAAAACCGTGGGTAAGTCAAGTACCGGAAGAATTTCGAGTGGGTCCACAGGTCCATAAAACTGAGGAACCGACAGAAGAAGAGCACACTGATGAAGATGAATTGGCGCAAGCATCTGAAAGTGAAGCATCTGCAATGACCCGTTGGAAAGCAGATCATCCTGACAGCAGTTTGAAACTTCAGAGAAAACTTTTTGAACGTAATGTTATCAAAGAACTACCCTGGCAATCTTATCTAAGGCCGCAGCCTGATCACGATGATGCTGCTGGCGAAGCTGCCAAATGGATAGAAGAACAACGTGTTCTCGCAGACGAATCTAAAAAAAAAGACAGTGACCTGGTTGGAGAAACAAGGGACACAGCAGATCAAGAAAACCAAGGAAGTGTAGAATACGTTCAAAATGCAGAACAGACTAAGTCCACTCTTTGGCAACGTGTGAAAGCAAAAAAAGATGAACAGTAAAGTGATTTTGGTCACCGATCCCGATGACGTAGCCTACGATGGTGTGAGATTGTTGCTGGTCAATCTTACCGCTGACCAAACACAATTATTATCTACAGCATTGTCGAAAATCAATAATTTACCAATGGTGGTTCTTTATATCTGGAACAACAGTAGTCCAGATTGGTTGTTTGATAAAAAACACAAGAGTCACCATATAATCTTTAATGCGGAACACGAAAATCAGTTAATAACTGGTTATATGGCTGCACAACGTAATTCATCTTATTTTGGGATACTAAAAAACCTAGCTAAGGTCAATACAAAGGCTATATATAGTATTGATGACTGCATCAAATTATTAGAAACCGTAATAGGAACTTATGAACAACAATAATACAATTAGACTAACTGGTAATACCGTTTTTGTCAAAGAAAACGAAAATATCAATCAAGCTCTAAGAAGATTCAAAAAGAAAATAGACGACAGTGGACTTTTGGAAGAACTACGTGCCCGTGAATTTTATGAAAAACCCACAACTGAGCGCAAACGCAAAGCTGGCGCAGCCAAAGCACGTTGGAATAAAAAGCTCAGAGAACAACAACTTCCTAAAAAAATGTTTTAATCTATTGACCATTGGTCAGAAAGGTAGTATAATAGCTGTATGAACACAGATATTATGATTGACTTGGAGACGCTAGACGTACTCCCCACCGCAACTATCCTTACTATCGGAGCAGTTAAATTTGATCCGTTTGGTGACGATGTTAATGACCCAAAATGTGAGAAATTTTATGTCCGTGTTGATGTTGATAGTTGTGATCGGATTGGTGCTACGGTTAGTCAGGCTACCTTAGACTGGTGGTCCAATCAAAGCCAAGCTGCTCAGGACGAAGCATTTGATCCTGCAAATAGAATTTCTATCGAAGAAGCAATGACACAACTGTATAAGTTTTGTTGGGGCGGCAAGCGAGTATGGAGTCATGGTGCAGGATTTGATGTTATTATTTTAGAACATTATTTTCGCAAGATAGGCAAAGCTATTCCTTGGAGTTTCTGGGAAGTACGCGATACTCGCACTATATTTGACATTGGAATCAATCCTAACCGGCCTCCTGTACTAAAACATCATGCCCTTGAAGATGCTTGGAATCAAGCAGTAGGTGTTCAGAATGTTTATAAAAAATTACGAACTGCTAGTAGTATCAACGGTGAACTTTTTCAACCGTTGGCACATCAAAGATAAATAAAATCGTAAATTGTACCAATAGGGCAATTTACAGAGCATAGTGCTCACAATTTAGATCTTACTTTATAAGGAGATATTATGTCTAAGATCATCGGTATTGACCTCGGCACCACGAATTCTTGCGTGGCTATCGTCGAAAATGGAATTCCCAAAGTTATTGAGAATTCAGAAGGTGCTAGAACTACACCCAGCGTGGTTGCCTACACCAACAATGAAATTCTAGTTGGTGCCAGCGCAAAACGCCAGGCAGTAACAAATCCCAAAAACACCATCTATGCTGCCAAGCGTTTGATTGGTCGTAAATTCACTGAGGATGCAGTTCAAAAGGACATCGACCTGATGCCTTATGAAATTATCCAAAACGGTAATGGTGATGCTTGGGTCAAGGCAGGAGAACAACGTCTTGCTCCTCCGCAGATTTCAGCAGAAGTTCTGCGTAAAATGAAAAAGACAGCGGAGGATTATTTAGGTCATGAAGTTACTCAAGCAGTTATCACAGTTCCTGCGTACTTTAACGACAGCCAAAGACAAGCTACCAAGGATGCTGGACAGATTGCCGGCTTGGAGGTACTGCGTATTATTAACGAGCCTACTGCGGCAGCTCTTAGTTATGGCGTTGATAAGTCTGATAAAGCTGACAGGAAGATTGCTGTTTATGATCTTGGTGGCGGTACTTTCGACGTATCGATCATTGAGATCGCGAACGTGGAAGGCGACAAACAAATCGAAGTACTAAGCACCAATGGTGACACCTTTCTAGGTGGTGAAGATTTTGACCAACGCATTATGGAATTCCTAGTTGATGAATTCAAGAAAGATTCCGGAATCGATCTCAAGAAAGATATGCTTGCCCTACAGCGTTTAAAAGATGCTGCTGAAAAAGCCAAGATTGAATTATCGAGTTCTGCACAAACAGAAGTCAATCTTCCATACGTTACAGCTGATGCTAGTGGTCCTAAACATCTAGTGGTAAAGATCACCCGTGCAAAACTAGAAAGTCTTGTAGCTGATCTAATCGAACGTAGTCTAGCACCTTGCCGCACAGCTATGAAAGATGCAGGCATTACCGCCACTGACATCGACGAAGTTATTCTTGTTGGTGGTCAAACACGTATGCCTAAAGTACAAGAAGCTGTTGAGCAACTGTTTGGCAAAGCACCCCGTAAAGATGTTAACCCCGACGAAGCTGTGGCCGCAGGCGCCGCCATTCAAGGTGCTGTTCTAGGTGGTGATCGCAATGACGTTTTGTTGTTGGATGTTACACCGTTGAGTCTAGGCATTGAGACCATGGGTGGCATTATGACCAAGCTGGTGCAAAAGAATACAACTATCCCAACTAAAGCTAGTCAAACATTCTCTACAGCAGAAGACAACCAGCCTGCTGTGACCATCAAAGCGTTTCAAGGTGAACGCGAACTCGTACAACATAACAAGTTACTAGGCGAGTTTAACCTAGAAGGTATTGCACCAGGACGCAGAGGACAACCTCAGATTGAAGTGAGTTTTGACATTGACGCCAACGGTATCATGCACGTCAGCGCCAAAGACAAAAACACCGGCAAAGAAAACAAAATCACTATTAAATCAGATAGTGGATTGAGCAAAGAAGAAATCGAGCGTATGGTTCAAGATGCTGAAGTCAATGCAGAAGCAGATAAGAAAGCACGTACACTGATTGAAACACGTAATGGTGCTGAAGCACAGATGCACGAAGTACGTAAAGATCTAGAAGAGTTCCGTTCAGAACTTTCTGAAACAGAAATCACTGAGTTAGAAACAGTGATCAAAGCAGTAGAAGAAGCTACCAAAGGCACAGACCCTGAAAAGATCACTGAAGAACTCAACAAGGTTTATCCGGCAATGAAAACATTATTGGATAAAAAGCAGGCCAAGGAACAGGCAGCTCAGGCGCCTCAACCAGAAGCCAAAGCAGATGACAATGTGGTAGACGCTACGTTTACTGAAACTAAGTTTAGCTAATTGTCAAATAGGGGGTACTTTCGAGGCCCCCATTGTTCTTACTTTATAAGGAGACTATTATGAACAACAATCAACTATCGAGATTAGACACACTGAGCAGAGCACTTGTGGGATTTGACACAATGTTTGACCAAATGGAACGCAGATTTGCCAACCAAGTGTCTACCAACTATCCTCCATTTAATATCCTCAAATGGAATGAAGACCAATACGAAATTCAAATTGCAATTACTGGATTTGAGAAGGAAGAAATTCGAGTAGAAGTCGAGCGCAATCAATTGAGCGTATTTGGCGAATCTAAAGAAATGTCTTTAGGAGATGCCATGTACCTTCATCGTGGACTTGCTACACGAGACTTTGAAAAAACTTTTACTTTAGCAGAGCACATGGAAGTTAAGGTAGCCGAGATTAGAAACGGTATGTTGAGAATTCAACTTTTCCGTAACGTTCCGGAATCCGAAAAACCACGTATCATTGATATTGTGGAAATTAAGTAATTAATTAGGGGAGACTTACTCCCCTAATTTGGAGCAAATAAAAATATGTCCACTGATTTAAAAATTGATGAAAAAATAACAGTTTCCTTACAGCCACCAAAGCTATGGAAAGTTGTATTGCTGAACGATGATAAAACTCCTATGGAATTTGTCATCGAAGTGTTAACTGAAATATTCAAACACGCACAGGATCGAGCCAAAGACATTACCTTGGAAATACACAACACGGGTAGTGCGGTAGCAGGAATCTATACACACGAAATCGCCGAACAAAAAGGCATCGATTCTACTCAGGCTGCAAGACAAAATGGATTTCCTTTAGTGGTAACCATTGAACCAGATGCATGAATCAAGAAGATATCAGAGTTATAAAATACACTGATCTTGGCACAAAGAGATTTCAATATTGGCTAACTCTTTTTGATTGTAGAAGCGGCAATCAAACTTCTGGGAAAAAAGGAAAAAGAACCTTGATAGCATATCTAGAAAGTTTGTTTGGCCCATTAGGCCAAAGATGGCATTTTCAAAGGCAAAATGAACAGATATATACTGTTAAATTAGATCAGGAGAAAGACCTCCTGATTTTTCTTTTGAAGTTCAAATTAAAGAATTAAATATACATATTATGAGTCTACGAGAAATCACACACGATCTGCACGAAGAAGCAGAAAAAACAATCTTCGCAACGAAATTGGTCAGCGGGTCTTTTACCGCAGAAGAATATGCTAATTATCTTTGGCAAATGGTGCTGGTCTATAACGGTATCGAAACTGCCTGTAAAAGTCAAGGAATGTTGACCAATCTAAAAGATATTGAACGAACACACAAGATCTATCAAGATTGTATAGAACTAGTTGGTCCACATCACAACTTGTTTTGGTTGCCGGTTACCATTGAGTACTATCAATATCTTTTAGAACTCAATATGAATCCTGAAAGAAAACATTTGATAAAAGCTCATATGTATTGTCGTCATATGGGAGACTTGTTTGGCGGACAAATTATTAAAAAGAAAGCGCCGGGTCAAGGAAGATTCTATGACTTTGACGATGCACATAATTTAAAAGCAGCCATCCGTGCTGAACTCACTGATGACCTAGGACCCGAAGCTCGAATAGCCTTTGAATGGGCTATCAAGATAATGAAGGCTCTAAACAATGAAAGGCACTGATGAGTCAAGTTTGGGAAAAGTTAGTTGAGATCCAACATCTATTGGAAGATAACTTCAGCCGCACGGGTCAAGAGGTTAATGAATCTGGGATGGAAAGATTTAATCAGCCAGGTTGGGTTAATCGCATCTGGACTAGCGATCGTTATCGTCGTGCTCACATTGATGTTGTAGATGCTCGAGAAAGTAAAGGGTTATGGATGATGCACTGCTGTGTGTTTCCACATACACACAACCCTGCTCCTATTTTTGGCTTTGACGTAATAGCAGGTAAGAATAAGATCACAGGTTGCTTTATTGATTATAGTCCTACAGGTGATTTTGATCATCCTATGATTGAATACTTTGCTGAAGAAGTTGGCCGATACGACTGGAATAAACCACGTAAACTTCCCGAATGGGCAGAGCGTATTTTTAGTCCGCATATGATTGCTGCGGGCAATGTCAGCGACGAAAGCGAATTAGCACAGATTGCAAGTCTAGCACATATACTAGTTAATCACTACACAGAATGTGTGGGAGAAACTAATAATACTGCAGAAAGCACCAAAGATCAGCAGAATTACTATGCTCAAAACCAAAAGCAAAACCCACATACTCCTAAAGTAATGGTCAGTTTAGGTTTAAGCGAGGAAGATGTCCAAATGTTTATCCAGGACTGTCTTTTTCCTGAATTGAAATAAATTCAGCTATATAAATAGCTAACATGGAAATTCTTGCACTTTTACTACTGTTTCAAATCAAGCACTGGTATGCTGATTTTAAGATACAGACCTATATGCAGACCGTTAAAAAAGGTGTGTGGCTAGATCCTGTTGGCATAAGTCATACGCTAGATCATGTCTGGGGAACATTAGTATTATTGTTGATTTTTAGTTTCTTTCATCCAATCAGTGCTGTTACAATGATATCTGTAGCAGTTATTGAAGGCGTATATCATTATGTAATAGATTACACCAAGGTAAAATACGGTTGCAAAGACAATACTAAACCCTTATTTTGGAATCAATTCGGCCTAGATCAACTAGCGCATCAAGCATCTTACTTGGCCATTGCGGCTGTCATCTGTCTTTAGATAACTCATAGTTTATTCTAGCACAACTCCCGGTAAATACATTACAAACCCGGGAGCGAACCGATGAAGAAAACCTTAGTGACACTAGGGATGATGCTGGCATTATCCACGACTGCACAAGCAGAGTTAGTACAACAATTTAAAAATCCAGCCTTTAGTGGCATTGGATTTAGCAGTCATGTGTTGACCATTGACAGCATTGAAAAGTCACGACGTGATGCTATCGAAGCAGACAAAAAAGCAGCCATTGCCAAAGCTGAGGCTGAACTGCTAAACACCCCGTTGAATAGATTCATGAGTCTATTTCAAAGTCAAGTATATGCTCAACTTGCAACACAGTTAAGCAACAACCTATTCACAAACAAATGCGCTGCCGCAGATGGCACGGCGATTCCAGGTTGCGTGAATCCAACAACAGGTAACTTTGCTCTAGATGGTAATACAGTTACCTGGGCCAAGGCCAACGACAAAGTTACACTGACAGTAGTAGATGCCAAAGGTACTGTTACTCGAGTTATAGTTCCAATTGCTAGTTTTAGTTTTTAAGGAGAAAATATGAAAGCAATTAAATTATCCTTAATCACATTAGCCGTAGTAGCCCTAGCTGGATGTTCAACCGTACGTCCATGGGGCAGTACACAAATCAAAGAAGAAGCTACAGTTACAGACACAATCAACAAGAGTTTTGCCAATGTTCCTGCACCAGCAGGTCCGGCAGTGACAGTGGCAGTGTATGGTTTCAAAGACCTAACAGGACAGCGAAAGCCAAGTTCAACACTCAGCTTGTTTTCAACAGCAGTCACCCAGGGTGCTGAAGCATACCTAATGAAGAGTTTACAAGAAGTTGGTAATCGTCAATGGTTCACAGTTGTTGAGCGTGTTGGCTTGGACAACTTGTTAAAAGAGCGTCAGATGATCAAACAGACACGTGAGATCTACGAAGGCGCTAATGCCAAACCGTTACCACCATTGCAAATGGCTGGTGTTATTCTAGAAGGTGGCATTATTGATTATAACAGCAATACACTAACAGGCGGCACAGGTGCTCGTTGGTTAGGTATTGGAACATCTACCGCCTATACTCAAGACGTGGTTGTGATCAGCCTACGTTTGGTCAGTGTTCAAACTGGAGAAGTACTAACCACTGTTACAGTGGAAAAGAACTTGCTCAGCACCGCCGACGGTGCCACTGCGTTGAAGTTTTTCAACCAAGCAACACAGGCATTTGAATTTGATTCAAGCCAAACATTTAACGAGCCAGGTAACTATGCCCTACGTTCAGCAATCGAAACAGCGGTTATTGAGTTGATTAAAAAGGGAGAGCGTGGTGGCCTGTGGCAATTCAAGGAGAAGTCCAATGAGTTGGTTCAAGCACAAACCAAGACCAAAGACGCAGCCAAAACTGCATCCTCACCACAGCAGTCCGATAGCGGAAAAAGTGTTGAAGGAAGCAAAGAGAAGAGTATCTGGACACGAATCCAGTTCTGGAAGTAAAAATAACCCACAAGGTTAGGAGCAAAAAATGAAACAAACAATTATAACAATATTATTAGCAGCAGCATTTCCAGTAATGGCCCAGACTGCTGTAACTGCACCAAGTGCAGCCACAATCCCAACAATGGTAACTGTTAGCCCTAACGCAACAGCCTCACTAGCCATTGCCACAACTAACCGCATCTTTATCGATCAAAGCGGTGACAATCCTAATGTCAATATGACACAAAATGGATCAGGTAACAAAGCAGGATCAGCTGCTCGTCCAGTATACCTACGTGGCATTGATCAGAAGATTGTTACTAACCAAGTTGGTGCCAGCAACGAAATCAACCTAGAAGTAAAGAACGACACCACAGGCACAGGTGTTGGCGCAACCGTGACTATTCAGCAGTTGGGTAACACTAACAAAGCTGACGTGGCCTGCGGTTATGGCAATGCCAGCGATGGAACTACAGCACTAACGGGATGTAAAGCAGCTGACCTAAACATGAAGTTCACAGGCAACAGCAATGAAATTCAATATCGTGGCACAGGCGACGACTTGAAAGCTGCTATTGATGTAACGGGCAACACCAACAAGTTCTTCATTGATGCTATTGGTGGCAAGCACACTGACACAATCAAAGTGGTAGGTGATACTAACGAGTTTAACATCAGTCAGCGTTCAACTGGTGCAGCTGGTAGTAGTGTTTGGGTTGACTTGGCTGGTAACAGCAACAAGTTTACTATCAGCCAAACTGGAACTATTGACAACGTGGTTAATATCAAAAGTATATCCAACAGCGGTATATTCAATATAACACAGAAGAACTAAGGAACGGCAATGAGAGTTGCTGCTCTTATCATAGGCTTGATCACAGCCGTGTCGGCATGGGCAGATATCGGATCGGTTACTGAATCGTCCGGTACTGCTATTATCAAGCGTGGTAAAGATACAATTCAAATTGTCAAAGGCACAGAAATCAAAACCAATGACAAGATTGAAACTAAGAATGGAAAAGTCAAGATCGTTTTTAAAGACGATACGAACGTTACTGTTACTGAGTCGAGTAGCCTTATTATTGACGATTTTGTATATGATCCTAAAAGCGGTGCCGGAAAACTAGGACTTAAAGCTGCCGCAGGTACTGTGCGCTATGTATCAGGCAGTATTGCCAAAGACCCCAAGAATGTAAAAATCAACACACCTACTGCGGCCATTGCTGTTCGTGGCACAGACTTTGTCATGGCTGTTAGTGAAACAGGCGCTAGTATGATCATGTTGATGCCAACCTGTGAAATAGAACAAAACGTAAACTTAAAAGGACTTACCTGCGGCAGTGGCGCTATTGATGTAGAGACACCGGCAGGCATAGTTAAACTTAATCGTCCTTATCAAGCTACCTTAGTTGAAACATTAAATGGTATTCCTAGTCCTGCTGTTATTGTTGCTCTCAACGGCATGGCCATTGGCAACAACCTAATGGTTAATCCTCCAAGAACTACTACTGGAGTCAGCGTGATCGCTGCTGCTCGTGCTGCTGCTGAAAAGACAGGCGATGCGAAGAAAGACGGCAAAAAAGACGACAAAGACAAAGATGACAAAGATGATGCTAAAGATGGCGAAAAACAACAAGTGGCTAGTAAAGGTGAAAAAGGTGGAAGCAACAAGTCTTATAAGCAAGGACGTAGTGCCAATGAAGGCGATGAGAATTTAGACACTGCTACTAAGGTAGGATTAGATACTGCCGCTAACAAAGATGCCTTAGTCACTGAAGTGGCCGCAGTAAGCGAAACTGAAAATCCCTACGTTAAGAAATTGTTTAAAGATAAAAGCGAAACACAACAAATAGGTTGGATGTTTGAAAGCCTAAGCCCTAACAGTCGCAACTATGCTAATGTTGTTATGCCTTTAGATACCAAAGTGCAGGTGATTGTTACACAGGACATGCAGACCAACAGTTGGAACTTCAGCAGTGGTAAAGCCGTGGGACAGATTGTTATCAATCAGAACTTTAGATGAAAAAGATATTATTAGCTTTACTGTTCGTATGCTCTAATGCATTTGCTGACCTAACTGATATCAAGTTTGGACAAAGCCAAATTGCCGACAGTCAGTGGAATGTCAATGCCTGTCTCAATACTACTACCTGCCAAATCTACAGTAAACAACCGGGTACTATGTATAAGATTCCTTGGTTTAACGGAACCTGGAGTTGGCAAGCAGGACAATATGTTCAATTTGCAGCAACTGGTAATGGTAGTTACCCTTACGAAGGTAAAGTTTACAATAGCAATGGCACACTAGCAGGTACTATTGGCACCGGTAAGATTGTCAACATGGGTCCTGACTATTTCTTCTTTGTGGGCAGTGACAATAACACAGGACAGTTATTCAGTGGATCAAGTGGTATGAATAACACTAACGGTGTTTCATGGACTGGCACACTTAACCCCACAGTAGCACAGGCCAACACTTATGCCAACGCTAACTATTCTACTGTACCGTTGACCGCAGGACAAACTGCTACAACTACACCGAGTAGTGCCCCGGCTGACTGGAAATTGATTAGAACTAATAGCACACCTGTGGTTATCAGCACTATATTTCCCACTAGCAATAACAGTCCGTTTGGAGAAGGTGCAACACAGGCCTTTGACGGCAATGTTAATACCAAATATCTAAATTTTGACAAAAAGAATGCAGGTGTAACTGTCAAACTAAGTCAAGGTCGAGTGGTTCAGAAATTTACTATTACAACTGCTAATGATTTTAGTGGCCGTGATCCTACTAGCTATAAACTGTATGGTAGTAATAACGGTGCCAACTGGACACTGATTAAACAAGATAGTTTAAGTTTAAGCGAGTCGAGATTTTGGACTAGTCCCGAAATAGCGACAGGCAATACTACTGCCTATATCTACTACTTCATATTGTTTCCAACAACTAAAGCAGGGGAATTCTGTGGGTTAAACTGCGACAGTATGCAAATTGCTGAAGTTACCTACTACTATGATTTAAATGATGGCGTTACTAGTACTGATACTGGTTCAGGCGGAACTCCTGCTAATCCAGGTCAAGCAGGCAGCGTTTGCGCCGACTGTGCTCCTACTTGGCCTTCTACTAGCGACATAACTGTAAATCAAACAGCGCAGAAGAATTCTGCTAAGAGTCGTGTTAGTAACATTACATTGGGCAACAGTTTATATCTTGATCAAAAGATTGGCAGTAGCGGTAATGCAATAACCATTGAACAAACAGGCAACTATAATAAGATCTCAGGCCTAGGTGGCACTGACTACGCTGTCATAGACGGTGACAACAATACCTTAAACATCAAACAAGGTGATACCCTGGGTAAGAACTTGTTTGAATTCAGCGTCACAGGCAACACAAATAACATTACCTTATGGCAAGCACGTAATCCTACAACTGGCTTACAAGACGGACAAGAGAGTGGTGGACACTATATGGGTCTAAATATCAACGGCAGCACAAACACGTTGAGTCTAAAACAAAGCAATGACGGCGGAACTGCAAGTGGGCACTTTGCCTATGTTGATGTCACTGGTAATAGCAATCAAGGAACACTGAAGCAAATGGGCAACGGTGAGAAAACATTCTTTGGCGTTGTCAACGGTAATACTAATGTATTTGATGTTACACAACAAGGATCAGGCAGTTACTTTGATCTAAGCCTAACAGGCAACGGGCACAATGTTACTGCCAGTCAAAAGGACGCAGGCAGTCACAAAGCCACTATCAACTTGACCAATGCTGGTGGCTCTAGCACAGTTAATCTAATACAACAAGGCACCACAGCACAAAACATTAATATTACACAACAGTGTGCTACATTATCTGGATGTAGTGTTTCAGTAACACAAGGCACGGGACCATAGTATGTTCAACGCCATAGGCTCATTGATGTTGGCAGGCATGCTAGCCCAGGAGCCTCGTTGTGTAAAATGGACTTGGACCGGGGATGTTTATAATCGTCGAGTTGTATGCTTAGAATGGACTAAGCCGCCACCCAAAGATAAGGATCCTAAGAAAACATGATTGATCCTATTACCCTTGGCATTGCTTTTACAGCCGCACAACAATCAGTTGGTTATATTAAAAAGGCCATTGCCTTAGGCAAGGATGTCAACAGCCTTTACGGACAGTTTGCCAAGTTCTTTGAAAACAGCGATAAAATTCACAGTGCTAATGCAGCCGCACAAACCAGCAAAAAGATTCTCACAGACGGACAGATCAGAGCCATGTCAATAGAAATTGCCATGCAGAGTAAAGCCTTGCGAGACGCAGAAAAACAACTCAAAGAACTGTTGATATATAGTGGTAATAGTGATGTTTGGGAACAAATGATGGCTGAGCGTGTACGTATGTATAAAGAACGTG